GTTAGTGATGGTGTTTGAATAGTGCTAGGAAGTGAATCAGTGCCCAATAGATTAATTGAACACAGATAATCACCATGATATATTCTATCACTTAGTGACGCCATTAATGCGACGATGTGCAACCCATGTGATCGCTTGAATCTGTGCTGGTGAATACTTAGTACCCTCTAAGTTGTTAATAGTTTCAGCAGCGTGCTTGTAAGCATCACTCACTGTCTTGTAGAGTTTGTTATTAATAGTAGGAACTTCATTCAATGAAGTATACATCCCACGCCAGATGTTGAAGGCATGTCCATCAACAGTCAATTCATCACATTCTCCATTGGTGAATATCCCACGAAAGAATGCAGTGGTTTTGTTACCCTTAAGAATCTTGCAGATGTTATCACTAGACCCAATCTCACACTCTAACATAGTGATTGCCTTATCTTTGTTAGTTGTGAAGGTACAAACCTTAGGATAATCGTACTCACAAACATATGCTCTGATCAGTTGCTCACTGTCGAGAATGTTACGTTCCCACCTATTATTGGGGGACAATGCACTCACAACACCGACCACAGTTGATAGTGGAAGATTGTACGATTGTGCCAATTTAACACAAACTGAATGTGCGTTGTTATACCAAACTGTACCCTCTTGAATGTCAACTGGCGTTGCCTGTAGGAACATTGAGACGATGTTGCGTTCGGTCATGGTCTGGTGTGGTTTGACTTGAATACAATTTATCAGCACTGAACCGATCTGTCTACCCCTAAAAACCACTTTGCAAACTGGCACACTGCCTCTTGATTTTGAGACCTGCTGTCTCTATGCTACGTGGGCGGCAAGAGGGAGGGGCATAAGACATAAAAATACCCTACTGGTCATCACTCCAGCAGGGTAAGTTAATTATATTTTAAACATGAAACTATAAACAAACAATCATTCACAAACCAATAAGCATTCCTCGGTAGTTAAATTATACTCTTGAGTGTTAGTTTCACCCCACCCAAGTTTCCAACATTGCCATCCCTGATTAGGGGTGTAAAGATAACACCATTCTTCTCCATTCTTTCCTGAGATAAACTCATCGAAAGATGTAAATTGGGGGGGTGCATCTTCACCCCTCTCAGAATAATACTGAGGGGATGACTCACTTTTCACTGGAGAATAGATCCAGTTTCCATCACTATCACGTGGATAATCAACACACTGAGTGCCATCCTCTCGGATGATTGTCTGCTTAAGTGGTGCTGACTCCCACGTGTGGATTGTATCAAGGCAGGACATATCTCCTCCATTGATAAGATCTTCCACCAAATCTTGAGTGTTAAACAACTCAACTAGTTTCCTTCCATTGTGTTGAATATATCCATCATAATGACAGTATACTGAAACAATGTGATCAGTGTCTAGAACGAGACCGATGCGAGAACGTGTGCCCATAATTGAACAGAATTGGTGGAACTCATCTAATATACAGGAAGGGAACCCCTCAGGTAACCCCTCCTATGCCACTTCAGACACTGACCACTTCAGTGAGACGACGATCTGCTCGTGCTGCTAAGATAAACTTTCCAACACTTTTTTCGTTAGTAATAGTTTCCTGCAAATCTTGCACGAAGTTGTTATCACAATTGTAGGTGTAATCCTTACCTGAATTCTTATACGTCAGTGTTGCAGTTCCAGCGTCAGTATCAACAATCACTGGGGATTGCAGCATGGAAGATGTAGAAAATTCAATGTTCATAATGTGTTGTGTGGTTAACGACTCACCTAATATACATCAGATTTCCCCTCCTGTCAACCCCCATGGACCAGTGTCCTAACTGTCCAATACCTCAGGAAACTTCCAGAATCTGTTGTAGTATTTCTTCCGATGCTTCATCCACCCTACATTACCCACATTCGTATGTGGTCCATCATTGTAATTAGCACCTCTTATCTCACCTTTGATATTATAATTGGCACCTCTGATAACATTGTAATTATCTGGTCTTTTTACCCAGTTATTACATTTTTCTTTAAGTTTCTCTAAACTCTCAGAATCTACAATTCCTATGAATTTCTTATTATATCTCAGAGTTAATCGATTCCATACACTTTTCACCAATTCCTCTGAATGATATGGCATGACTACTTCTTGGTAGAATCCTTGTTTCTTCGGCACCCACACATATAAGTCATTATCTAATACTTTAACAATGTAGTACACTGTTCTCTAAGCTAACTCTATATTATATCTATCAACCTTGACCAGGTTATTATACACACCTTAGAGGTATCTGTCAAGCTGTGCAGTTTCTGTCAGGATTCTCACATTTCTACAGTTTTCCACAGTTTTTGAGATTCCTGTGGAAAACCTCGGAAACCATCAGAAATACTGATATGTGCCAGTTATTGCAGTGTCTGTGGAAACTTGACAGATGTGTGCTGACGTGCTAAGCCAACAGTTCCTCAGAGGTTTTCCACAGATATTACAAAGTTTTCCACAGGATTGTGGAAAAACAAAGTATATTTAATTTGATATTAAAACAAATTAACAAAACCTTAACATTTTTAGTTCACTTCTTCTCTTCCACCCATACAATACAATTTCCTTCCACCTTATCATTCCTTTCATACAACCAATTGAACATCTCTTGTAGTTCTTCTCTTCTCTTTTCCGCATCCTCTTCAATATCAAACCATTGATCCATGTTAGGTATTCGATCTTGTCTCTTAAACAGTACTACGTATTTCATATCAAATATAAGATCTACACATTTCATTAAACACTTTTACACATTCAAAGTAATGTGACTCACTCATGATTGGTGCCTTGAATACATGACGTGTACCAAACTCAATTATAAAGTCACCTGTAGTATCATTAGTTTCTACAATAGTAGATCCAGGTGAAGGTGTAAAACATAACTCCTGTTGTTCCTCAGTATCATACTCATCATACACGATACCTTCCAATGGATTGAAACTAATTTGATCTTTAAAGATTGTACTTAGTTCCTTATACTGATAATAATGATGAAAGTCAGGATGATCTTTGCGAGTACTAAACTTATTACAAATATTCTTTTTCACACCTGCCATATCTCTTTGTGTTTTGATATAAGGCAGATACTTGTAAATTACAGAATCTCTTACACAGAAGTTGGAACCATCATCTTCTCTACCATGAGCAATTCTCCAATCAAGACATTCCTTAATAATACTAATCAGATGTCGATCTCGATCCCTTTCATACGTAGGAAACCTTGCTTTCAAATCACATACATTAGTCAGTTCCTTCTTTGGTTTGGGTGGGGAAGGCATAGCAAATTTTGATTGCATAATAAATTCATCTCCAGAATGTTTTTTTAAGTGTAGCGTAGTTGTTTACAATTTGATAGATGTATGTAACACCTGTATTGGACGTAGCAACGATTTGATCTCCTTGTACAATTGCTGTAAGGATATTAGTACCAAATGTTTGAATGACACCACTACGTTGTGATGAACGGAGTTGAATAAATCCATTCGATACAGTGGTGTAATATGCTGCTGGAACTTGATTGTTAGTCATTGCCTAGAAATACCTCGTAACAGAAACCTTCGAGTATAAAGTATTTACACTCTTGATGTAATGAATATCGATCCTGTAGATCAAGATCAATGACTGTCTGAATGAATACTACCTGATCTTCTACAGATAATTCACCTGATAGAAACTTAGGTAGATAATCATCTAACTCACGAAGATATGGATTTAATTCTAACACGTGATACATTTGCAGGATAAACGAGGACACCATACTGCATACCATCAAGAGTGACGACTGCATATAATGTATCAATGAATGTAACGACACCTGGTTTCCCTTGATGCAATACTCTCTCATTCAATTTAAGTTGGGTAATATCGCTCAGGATGTTCCATTCGTTCAATGGCATCGGTAATGATGTTGTAGTAGTGTCCGTCACATCTGGATACTCCGTCAACTGCCTGATACTTGAGTCGTTCATTGTGGAGCAAATTCCTGATGACGCTAGCATGTTCATTATTCAATGGATACATCTCTATCTTTCGTGATTTCATAGTCATTAAGATAAGACGGGTTATTTATTCCGTCAGTAGGAAGGTAATCGTCATAGTCATCCCATGGCAATGCTACCTCTTCCCAGTAATCTCCATCAGCATTAAAATCATTCATTAGTTCCATAGTGAGGTCTTCGTACATAATGTGGGGGTAAGGCGTGTTGTAGGGGATTGTAGAGGTGTTAGAGAGCGTTTTATTTGGAATACGTATCGTATCCCTTTGTATCGTCCTCGGTCTTCATCTTAGCACGATCTATCTGATCATGCAACTGCTTCAATGCTTCTTCAGTTTCAGGAGAGTGTTCCCACTCCCACATATCACCCTTCTCAGTGATACGACTCTTCGTACTCATAACTTGACTTCTGGTGTAATGTTACATACTCGGACTGATCCTTCTGGCCAACCCTCCTGTTCACATTTGAGATGCCATCGTGTCATGAGAATGACATTCTCCCTATGCAGACCAGTGAGCATACGTCTGCCTTCCTTGGTCTCTGATTGCCAACATCCGTATCTGGTCTCCCATACTCGGAAACAATCATCAATCCAATCGTACTCTGCAATTTCAGGATGCTCTGCCAAAACCTGGTCCTCTCTTCATTTGTTTGTTGACAATGTACATATCACGTAAGCGTACTTTCATCTTACGTAATTCTTCATCACTATACAGATAATCCTGCTTCAGTGCTTTCTTTAAGAGTTTAATCTCTTTCTGTGGACTCCAGATTTGTTGTGACATAGGGTCTATACCTTTTCAATGTGGAACATCTTGGTAGGACGGTCTTTACCATTGTGAATGGTTTGTCCTACTGCAAGTGCATGTTTCTTTGTTGATGCAAAGCGTACAAGTTTTGTACCGTCTTGCATATGCAGTGTCAGTTTCCATGTATGCGATGAATCACGTACTGATCGTAGTGTTGGTGCTGCTGGTCTCCTCATAGGCAGAGGAGCAAACACCATATCCTGGTCAAATGTCGTGGATGTAGTCATGGTGTAGTTTGAGAAGAAACTCATGGCGTGAAGTTAATTTATTATAGAGGCGGGACACCATATTAGGTGGACCTGAATGTACCTCTTCATGTTTCGTCATACACTGCATCGATGTGATCAGTATAGACAGTTCCTGAGATGTTAGATCAAATCGTGAATTCATCAATGTCAAATTCCTCAATAAAATAGTCAACAGTAATTTCTAGTTCGGCAGCATACCGTTCTAGTTCCAATGCACAGCGATGTGCCTCTTCTTCTGCTTTTTTATCAAATAGGTCATAGGTAGAGTCAAAAAACATTGGTTGCTTCCTCTTTAGAATAATATGGTCCGTACACATCATAACCACCATCGCTGAAAGATAGTTCAACGTACCATCCTTCTTCTTCATGATCGCACTCAAATGCGGTCTTATACGCATACTCATCAATATAATAGACGTTTCGGTCAATAATTGTAGTAGTCATGGTGGAAAGGGTGTAACGGATAGAGTGTAAATCATTTCGTCTGAATTGTCAAGCGCAATTCATAGTAGTATGTATTCAGTTTCCGCGTGTGAGATCAACCTTACATGTGATACGGTCTTTACCACCATTCCATACGGTGTATATCTCCATGTTATCTTGCTTGGCAAGATACTGGACCGCACGGAGCAATGACTCAAGATCATCACCCAGTGCTCCCATACCCGTATTGCACTTCTTACATAACCATCCACGAAACTCTTGAGTATCATGATCATGGTCACATTGCCATCCCCACGTACCATCCACACCATCAGGTACAACTTTTTTGTTCTTATATACTGGTTTGGTGCATATTGCACATGGTTCTCCATATGCAGGGCGTGGATGACTCTTTAGCGTTTTTTTAATAGCAGTAAGTTCCTTAGATTTAAGAGAACTACAACTATCACAAATTGTGTTACTGCGAAGACGATAACCATCTTTTGTGAATCTAGTTCCATAAAAAGAATATTCAATGTTTGATTTACGTATACCACATGATGAACATACACATGTTCCTAGTGGAATGTTGTCAAGGTTTTTAGTTTTCATCGTTTGCCCTTCTTTTTGGGACGCATTGCTGCTTCTAAGTCATGCGTTAATTGACTCATAGATTCACAATCACCCAGGTAAGTGTCGTTGGAATAATCGCTAAGGTTTTTGTCTAACCACTTCATCACTTTCTCCAACTGCTCATCACGACCTAAGTCATAAGCGGCTCGCATACCATCTGGTGTGTAAAAACAGTCACCCATATCTATATCAACAGTATGATCCCAAAACTTTTTGAATATCTTCTTGTTAGTCAGTGGGTGTTTAGTCATGAGTTTTCCTCCTGTGAGAGCATTGCTTCTATCAAATGTTTTTTTAAGATGTGGAGTGGGTAGCAATCACCCAGGTAAGTGTCATCGGTGTAGTTTCTTAGGTTTTTGTCCAACCATTTCATAACCTGCTCCAACTGCCAATCAGCAGCGGTTCGCATTTGATGCTTCTCTACTTCAAAACATTCCTCAAACATGCCATCGAGGATCCGACCGTCATAACTGAGGACTCGGTTCTGATGGTCGCGAGGCAATGGAGGGGTTGAGCATACGATTTGATCACAAAGTTTGTCAGTCAGTGGGTGTTTAGTCATGAGTTGCCCTCCATAGTGTTCTGTAAATCTTGATCACTGTAACATTCTAGCATGAGACGATACTCTTCGAGTGCCATGTACTCAAAGTCACCATCTATTCCATACTCTTCACACAATTGATCAATCAAATGCTGTCGTGTAGTTTCATTCATGTTCAACTCTCTGACTGGTTGAATTGAGACCAATTTTCTATCTTAGATTTTCTTTCTTTATAAACCTGACGATCATAATATAATCTCAGTTGTTTAATATTCATTGGTGGTAATCCTTCAAAATAAAAATTAATTTGGTCACGTTTAATAAACATATGACCTCTAATCTCAAGAAAGATTTTTATACGTGATGTTCTTGGTTCCCAATAAATTCTTTTTTTCTCCCTGGCAGGATTACAGGTTCTTGCTTTTGCAGTATTATGTTTGTAATCTTTATAAGGGTCAATTAAATGATTTTCCATAATTAAAATTGTTGAAATGCGGAATCAGTTGTCGTGTAGTTTCATTCATGTTCAACTCTCTGAATGGTTGAGTCATAGTAGTTCATCATTTTTGTGTCACGCTCTGCTAAGAATAGCAGGTAGCAGGTGATAGTGACAATAGCAAAGATGCCGCTCAGGAGATACTGGGTGAATTTCATTGTTGAACTGCGGCAATTACGTGATAAAACAAGTAGACACCGAATGATAGAAGAGGAAGAGGAATAATAACTCCATGTAAGATAGGATTTTTAATCATATGGACACAAAACATAACCCATCCGACTAAAATACCAGTCGCGGCAACAATGAATGCCATGACACCAATTGCCGTAAGAAGAATACCGAAATCCATGATGATTTTAATAATTGGGATAAAATTGGGGATTGATTAGGATGAATCGATTAACTCATCCTAATCGCTTCATTGATCAACCAACTGCCATGGGAGCATACTCGGAGCGTGGCATCTGCTCAACGTTGTAGTTAGTTACCTCAGCACCGTTAGCAATACGCTCAGACCACTCGTGACGTGCTGTGAGAGCAGTTACAGTGCTATAGGACTTGAGACCGTTAGCGTTGAAAGTGACACGCTTCTGGAAACGCTTGACGATCACACCATCTTCCTCAGCAATGAATGCCTCAGGAAAGAAGTCAACGGTGGTGACGAGTGTAGTGAGTTGCATGGGGTGTTCCCTCGATTACCTTCTTATTGTAGAGCATCGAGATCACCACCATGGCGGTCGTGTGACAGTTTGTCCACTGTCTCACGTATTTCCTGCTGTAGGGGGGTTGTAGGGGCATCTGATTGTATTTGTCTTACAACTTCTATACCACCTTTGATGCGTAAACGAAACTCTTTGAGTTTATCTAATTCTTCTTGCTTCTCCGCAATATCAGCATTAACTGCTTTCAATTGGTTGTCGAGATTGTCAAGATACTTTTGAAATTCCATATAAATACGAGATTGACTTTACTACTATACCATAAATAAAAGGAAAAGGCAACCCCTGGTACTCATGGCATTAAAACTATTTAATAGGATTGGTCTGAGGCGTGACTTTAACCTAAGTGACTTGATCAATCCAGATTCTGCACTTAATAACATACTAAGAACCGATAGTATGTCTGCAGGTGATTCATTTACAATTGAAGATATTGCACCAATCAAAAACATTTATGTAACAGATATTACTGCTGCGACATTCTTAACCCTTGATGACATTATAGTCAAATTCACACAAATTCTTGTTGACCCTGAAACAGGTCTTTCTAGTTTAGATAACAATGATAATCCGGTTGCATTTAGACCATTTGTTAAAATTAAAAATAGATTAGACACAGCATATTTCACTACAGGAGAACCATTCTTCTTTGGTGGTGATGGTCCTGTTGCGACATATTTTGATGCTGATGATATTATTAGACAACCAAATGATTTAATATTATCACCAGCACAAGATAGTTCATATCAAATTGGTGATATTGTACTGTCAAATAATAATATTTACAGAGTAATTGTACCCAATTCATCAACTAGTTCAGTATTAGTACACACAAGTGGGTCTCAAGATGGATTCTTATTTGAACGTGCATATGATGCTAAGGAAGTATATTACAATGGTAGATATGATGTAATTACAGGTGAAGAACTAACCGAGAGTGATAATTTCTGGGAACGTGGGTTCTTTTTGTATGGAGATAAAATTAGAGATTCATATCTCTCCTCTCTTGGTGGTGTGAAATGGAATGGTTATTTCAAACCTATTGTATCAGGTTCACATAGATTTTTCATTAGATCTAGTGGAAATTGTCAATTCAAATTCCAAGACCCCAGTGTATTCTCTTCAGTAGAAACAAAGTATGCACAACCAGACACAGCATATGTACAGAGTCAAATTGCAAGTAGTTCAGGTATTACACAGATATGGCGGGGATCATTATATAATATCTTAACTGATAATACAAGAAAGTTTGTAGAAGTTAGGTTGGAAACTGGTTTAGTACTCTCTACTGATGATATTGTATACGTTGACTCATTACAAGGTCAATTAATTCCTAAGCAATATAGAATTTCCACACTATTCTCATCAGGTGAAGAAAATATTGTTGATAGAATTTGGATTGAAGTAACAGAAGATTTCAATCGTAAAAATGTATCTCTCAATCAATTGCCTGTATTTGGTACTCAGGTTTGGGCAGATGCAGAAGGCAATAGATCATATATTAGATATTATCCATACAAGAGAAGAGCATTAAAGACATATCTCAATTCAATCTACAAGAATCTTGAGATACCTTCCACTAACTTTACTACTACAACTAATACAGTCACATTTACTGGTATTAATGCTGATCTATATTATTATCAATTTATGGAGAATGATTACATCTACGATTATAGATTACGTGGTAGTGATGCAAATCAAGGTGTAAGACGTTTTGTTGTTACTGGATTGAGTGATAGTAGTAAAACAGTAACTTTTTCTTTAGATACTTCATATACTGGTATCGACAGTAGTGATAATAATGATCAGCAAGCAAGAACTGATGGCACAGATTTATATGTATTTGCAGAGGATTACGGTGAATTTCCACCATTTGGAGCATTAATAACAGGAACATATACAACAGGTGCTCTCAATGATATTATTTCTGGAACAACAAGAACTAATAATTTACATTTTGTTGCTAGATTTGGAACTGAAGGGGAAGACATAAGAAAGAAATACATCACTATTGATCAATTTATACCAAAGTATGAAGAATCTGCATTTGAATTAACTTTCTTTATGAAAGATGAAGATATTAATTACCCTAATAGAATTGAAGAGAAAGGTCTTGTTATATGGTATGCAGATGAGAATTCAGGTTATAATCCAATAAATTATAAGTATCTCTATGATCCAGATTATGAATTTTATCAAATTGGTGACTTTAGAACATTTTTAGATAATACTATTCCTCTTGGTGGTACGAGTAGAGAGACAGGCATTGACCAAAGAACATTTGGTCAACCACAATTACTTACCTCAGGTGACCAATATAAAACATTTTATAGTACATTACCTGTCAATTCAGTATATGTACCAAAGGTAAGGTGGAATGATATTTCAGTCGTACAAAATTGTAATATAACTCTCGGAAGTAGAAAATTAACTATCAGTGACACTGTTAATACTGAAGTAGGTAATTACGTATTTCCTGCTGATATTACAGGCATTAAGAGTGAAACTATATTGTCAAGAGGAACAAGAGTAACAGAAATATTATCAAACCTTGTTGGTACTGGTGATGCTATCATTAGTAAAATTTCACTACAATCCGCATCTGATGCGTCATTTGTATACTTTAATCACCGTGGATTTGTAACTGCATTACATTTAAGACCTAAACATACGAATGGCAATGATATCTACTGTAAAGCAGGTATGCCTATTGGGTCATGTACATTCACTAATACTAATTCGATTGCAATTAGGTTGATAACTGAAAATAATATTGATGAAGGTACTACCATAAACTTTGTTAACTCTGGACAGTCAGGGACTAGTCAAAGCAATGGAGTTAGGATTACATATTCTAGTAGTGGCAATACTACTACATTTACTGGCGAAGGTATAGGTCAAATATTTACCTATGAAACTTATGCTGATGGAATGGATTCAGTAACGCCAGGTATGGTATTTGTATCCAATAGAGATCCTGCAAATCAAGTATATTATGTACGTGTTAATGGTTATAATGATCCAAACAATGATGGAGTTGGTCTTATATTCCTTAACAGATCATTAGAAGATATGACATCTGGTGATAGAATTAGTGCCATTTATTATGATAAAGGTATTGATATTGTTAAACCATTAGAGTCATATTGTAATGGTATTGCATGTAATCAAAATGCCTATAAAACTGAAATAGTAACTAATGCTGACAATGAGTCATCAATTGTATCATTTACTGATACTAAGTATATTGCACCACTCATCTACACTTCAAATCAAACATCATTTGAGAATACTCATAATGCTCAGAGTGGTTCTACAAATGTTTTAATTGGTGCGACAACGGAGCAGGCATGGTACTGGTTTGATAACTTATCAGGTAGGAATGAAGATTATGAACCAATAGATGGTTCTATTGCATCACATTATATAGATGACGTTGTTCATGTATCACTAAGATCTACTGATACTTTAAATTCAGCAATGTCAGAAAAAGGATTTCCTAATACTGCAACTTTAACTGGTTCTAATGATTATATTCCAATTGGAAGAATTGTTGGTTACATTAAAATAAGAAGAAATAGTAACTATCAATACAATTATATTATTAAACTGAACCCTAAGGCATATGTGTGGGATGATGTAGTTAATAATGATGATGGCAATCCTCAAAGTAAACAAATTGATTGGACTAAGTTCAATACATCTGATTACTGGGTCCAACGTTGGTCCTATAAAAATAGATCCAATCGCATCAGTAAAGGTGCTAACATTACTAATAAAACTACTTTAGGTAATACAGCAGGATCTACTGGAAGTGATCAATATTACAAAGTGACTTCTTCAATTTCTATATCAAGTGCTGAAGCGATTTCATGGTTCCACAATCCTAATAGTATTCCTATTAATATTGGATCTACTAACAGAGTATTACCTAGTGATTCTTATGTGCGTAGGACAGAAATTAGTGGTACAACCAAACTAATTTACTTTAACGAGTTTAGTGAGTTCCAAGGTGCATATAGTGTATATGGTAAGCATTACACTGGCACAACTGACAATGGATTGACAGTTACTAATAATATTACTAACTCTGATCTAAGAATTCATCCAATTATTAATATGCAGAACCAGGACTTTAGTCCTGCTAAGAGAACCAGTACAAATTCTGCTGATGATCCCTTTGACTTTATACAATTTAGAAGTAAAGTTTATGAAGTAGTATTAGGTAACTCACAAACTGAATCCTTTATACCATTTGTAAGATTTGTTCATCCATTTGCTACCACTAGTGGTGTAGAGACCAGAATTCAAAATAGCATGAATCCATTGACTGTCTATACATTTACTAATACCACAACAAATAGAGAACTATGCTGCCCTCCTCTTGATACTTCACCACCATTTGATAGTTCTGCTATTGGTCTATCTACTACTATCAATGAACCAGATATGGGTATTGCTGGTGGATTAAATGTTAGAGTTATTTCTGCAAGACATCCAGTTGCAGACATTTTAGAAATCCCTGCAGGCGTAACCACATCTGATCTTGATGTTGACAAGAAACTGAGAATTGATTTTAGTGGATCAAAGTATGATCTACTTATTGGAGATAGTATTCCTCAAGATGTCATTGATGGCAACTAGACCTTCTTCATGATAATGAAGAACTCTTCTCCATTAATAGTGACTTTTAATTTATATGCTGTCGGATTTGCGGGAACAATAGCAAAATTATCTGATAAGGTTTCTCCTAAGTTACCATTACCATCGACAAATTTACTATTATCAACGGTAAGTCCATTTTGACGCAAATCTATATCAATACTAGTAGAGAAGAATAGATCATTAATATTGACTCTAAATGAAGTGGTTTGTATTTTACCATCCACTGCTTCCCATGGATTATAATCACTAGAAAATGAACGTGTCTTACCAGCAAAGTCAGATCTAAGATCATTAGTAATTTGTGAACCTGCATCACTAATAAAAATACCAGGTGATACATCTTCTGCTAATTGATTATCATTACTATTAAAATTATCAGGATCAAATGCAGTCAGTAATCCATCAACGTTAATACTTCTTTCATAATATAAATCTGAGTCAATTCTATACTTTCGATTTTTTAAAAATGTAGATTGATCTACTGTGTTGCTAACATTATCAAGTTCTACTGTATATCCATCATCTACATTATAAGTAAATCCACCTTCTCTACCATATCCTTCTGCTTGATTACCAGATTCAAGAATTTCAGGTGGTTCTAAATTACCAACATTTTCAATAGTTAGAGAGTCATCTCTCTTAAAGATAACATCTGGGAATAATGTTGTTGTAGGTACATTTTGACCAGCATATGTGGTGCTTTCATCTGATGTTAGAATATATGATTCTGCGATCAATACAATTTCTTTTTCAGATGCTAATGTTGATCTTGGTTGTGTTCTAAGATAAAAATTATCTCTCCCATTTGCATCAAATATACCATACTCTACACCAGTATCATTAGAACCAATAACAGGAAATGAACTGACTACCTGTAAATTGAAAATACTAAATGTTGTTCCAACAGAAAATCCTTCACCTGAAGCAACTACAATTACAAAATAATTTACAACATTATCGATAATTGATGTAAATTTGTCTGCAATTCTATAATCAATATTTCCTTGATTATAAGAACTGCCAATAGAAACTGCAATCCAATTACTTTGATTTGTTTTGCATGTCATCTTTCTCCCAAACTTAGAAAAAGTATCAAAGATATTTTTATCAGATCCAGCTATTTTTTCATAGATCGTAAAGAATGGTTTTACATATTCATCAGTAGTAAAGGTGTAATTAGGATATTCTCTTACTCTTACTCCGGTTGCAATAACATGTCCTAATCCAGTAACATTTACTTCTGATTGATTAATAGAAGTACTAGCAGCAATTGGTTCATATAATAGTCCTGGATTTACTACCGTTGCACCATCAGAGTTGGTAGAGTTTGAAATGTAAGTACGTAATAATGTAATATCAGAAGAACTTGGATCTTCACCAATACCATCAATATTAATTAATTTCTTATTCAACCCTTCCATATATGCTACTAATGAAACAGGATTAGTTCTAACAGCATCATTACCTGGTGCATTGCCTGCAGCAATATAACTTTGCACCCAAGTTTTAACATCATCAAGAAAATCTGCAAGTATTGTTTGATCAAAATTCTCACTATTTATAAAGAATACTTCCAATAAATCAATATCAAAAGTAGAGAGAACTCCATCACCATCAACGTCAAATAAATTTAAATTAGTAGTAATATTTTCTTGGGCAAAGATTTTCCTGTTAATATCATATGCCTTTTCAGTACTATTATTTGAAGATATAAATTTGTTTACACCATTTTGTCTAAGTATATCATACGTTCCATTTAATTTTTCACTTGTATTACTAATCTCAACCGACAATTCTTGGGTTTCTAAATCCGCAGGATCCCATGAATAATTTCCAACTAAAATTACTCTCCAGGGAAATCCAGTCAATGTTACGGTAAAACCTTGTCCAGGAACACCCGACAAATCACCCGGCAAATCACCTACAGTATAAGCTGAAGATCCCTCCTTAAATTGTGATACAGTTAGAACTTCTCCCTGTTTAAATCCTACAATATCATCACCACTTACTTGTGTAGTGCCGCTGCTAGTAATTTCAACAGAAGATATTTGTCCACGAAATCCAGTAGAACCAGGAGCACCATCAGATACTATAACTGTTGCTTCAGCAGATTCAAATGTTCCACTACCACCTTTAAATTTAACTTGATAGGTTCCAGGTTCATATGATTGTCCTCTATCAAATGTAATATCATAACCTGCCAAAGGATTTGATATTACACCGTCAGCAGCAAATCCTACATATTCAAAACTAAAATCTTCAATTAGATTAATAGGTTGAATCTCAACAACATCATCATCTGTGTAATTAAATACACTATTAAATATAAATTTAGTTCCAAGTTCAATTGATTTTGCAGATTCTTCAGTTATCGCAGTATTTTGAAATCTATTAAAAAACAGTAACGATTTCTCAGAAGATAATCCTTTGAATACTTGTAAATCTTTTGCAGATGTACCTCCTGCAAGGTTATTAATAATCTTTTCGCCATCAGTAACTTCAGCGAGATTTAATTGTTGTACAAAACCTTGATTTGCCATTTTTATTAATTAGTTTGAACGATCCAACCTTTGGAGTTTAACTCTCTTTTAATTAAGATACCACCAGTTTCAGTTATATCTTGACCATTATCAGTTTTCCATGCTTCTACTTTAATTACAGTTCCTTGTGATGGAGCAAAACCTGGTTGAAATTCAACTCCTTTCTGGTTAGTAGCATAATTAAGTTGAACAATGGCATTTGGTAAAATAATTTCAACACCATCAATATACAATTTAGCAAAATTAATTGTATCGAAAGGTGCAGAACCTACAGTATTATTTTCAATATCTAACGTTTGTAATCTGAATACCAAATCAAGATTAAGTGGATCTAGTTGATTAACTACAATCGTCTCCTCTCCAACTTTAGTTGTAATTGTAGTAGGAGTTATAATTTCACCACGTGTAGGTGCTCCCATACTATTATCAATTGAAGTTAAATTAATAACAACACCACCTCTCTTTGCACTATTATAATTTATAAGAAGATCTTCAAGAATTTTATCAATAGCAGCATCATTTAAATTATTATTACTCAAATCAAGAGATCTAATCCTAGTCATAGTTCTCAATGAACCTATAGGATACACATTCAAACTATTATTTTCTAATCCAGCAAATTGCAAATTAGGTGCAGAAGCAGAGAAATCTGGCACAGCACCAGTTAAACTATTATTGCCGACATAGAAATAATTTAATGCACCAAGATTACTTAAATTACCAATATTATCAATAATATTACCACTCGCATAGAAGAATCTTAATTTATTTAGATTGACGAGAGTAATCGTTCCTTTAAACTTATTATTTCTAAGATCAACTCTATACAAGTTAAGGTTACCATTAAATGATGGAAATGGAGTTCCATCATCAAATGCTCTTCCCCAACCCACACCATTGGAATACAATTCTCTCAATGAAGGAGCACCACCTGTAGAGAAAAATGATCCCTGTAAAAAATCACCGTTAGTATCAATTAACAAATAATTTAATAAGGGTAAACTAAATACACCATCTTGAAATTCTGCACCAACATAATCACTTGTCTTATTAGTACCATCTTCACCCACATAATCATCACCAGCACCTGGACTATATGTGCCAATATTTCTACCAAGTTTATTACTAAAGATCCTAATTGATGTTATTTTTTGAGCATCTTGAAATGTATCGTCCCACATAATGTAACGTCTGCCATGATCACCATTATTAAATATAGCACCTACACCACCTGGGCGACCACCTTCAATATTAGTATATCTAAAATCAATAGATCTCAATTCATCATTACCAGTAAATTTAGGAATCATTCCATCTAATCTAGATTTATAGAATCTTAAACTTCTAAGATTGCTGCATCCTTGAAGATTATAATCACTCAATGCAGTTGGAGTGGTAGTACCCCATAAATGATTGTTTTGTGGTTCTGGTTGACCACCAGGAGCTAGATTTGACGTACCAGGAGATCTACTTGGAAATCTAGTATAATTACAGTTTAAATCAGTTAACTGTGTTTTATTAGAGAGACCTGATGGAATTGGAAGTGCAGTATCGGAAATAGATATAGTTTTAATCGCTGTCATCTTCAGGAATTTAATATCATTAGATGTCAATGCTTCATTTTCACTAACATTAAAATATTCTAATGGAGAATTTTCAACACCCAATCCACCATCTGTTTCAGGATTCTCAAATGCTGGACTTAATTTAGTAAAATAACAATTGTAAACATTAAAATATTCTAAAAATAACAGATTTAACCTTGGTGTAATTTCTACGTTATTAATATATCCATAGTAATCTTCATTATAAACGTCAACATACTTAGAATTACTAGTTCTATAAATTCTCCTAGCCCCTAGATCTTGTAGATTTAGAGATTTTAATCTCGGTGTCTTAGTATAGAAATCAAGAACATCAACTTGTTCCTTATAACCTGGTATCGTTTCAAATGTGTCTGTAGTTCCTACTCTGGTTGGTTCTTTAATATAAACATAATATACATTACCTCCTCCAGTTGGAGTATATGTGTACTTATCGAAGTAAATGCCTTTAACATCAATTGATTGTGCTGGATTACCTATATCAAATGTAAAAGTTTGTTTTTCTTCACTGTTTAGAAGAACGCCAAGATACTCTGTCTGAGATACACTTAATGCTACAAAGTCATTTGCATCTAAGAAACTAGTATGTTGATTATAACAACCACGAATATTCAAAGTTCTCAAATTTGAAGGTAATCTTGTCATTGAATGACTACCTAAAAATCTTTGATCTTCATCAGAATCAACATAAAATTTATTATTTTGTAAACCTAGAGTAATTAACTCCGAATCATAACCAGTAACTGCAGTTTTTGTAGCATTATATATTGGTTTATATGCAATCTCAGAAAAATTAGGAAGTTCAGTTAAAATATTGTTAGTTAATGTAATAGTTTTAATACTTTCATATTTTACTTTAGGGAATGTTGCTAAACTACAGCTAGTAGCATTAATTGAAGTAATAAATTTGGGAGGGAAATAAACTCTCATTTCCCTTTCTTTAAATTGAGAAGAATTAAATCTAATTACAGATACTCGATTATTAGGAATTGGTCGGGATACAATTTCATTACCATTATCAGTATCAGTAAACGTAAAGATAGGAGTCAATTGTATACCATCAACATTATAATCATTGTAACCAAACTGCATAGTTAAATTCTTAAATGCTGTGGTAAAAATCTGTGGAATACCACGCATTGCATACACATATCCAGGTTGCCCATTAACATTAATCTTAAGGATTTCTGTCGGAACTTCAGTATCAAATCTAACTGGTTCTGGATCATCTATTACATTTAAAATTGATTCATTGCTAGGAACACTATATGTGGCACTTTGACCTAATTTAAGTGATCCTCTTACTTGAACCGATGCACCATATGAAACTGGTTCGGTAGGATTTATCTCAGATCCACCACTCCATGCACTGACACGAGATGTTGAAATGTCACCATATTTTAAATCATCAGAAGTAACATCAATACCTTTATCATTTGGCACGTATTGATATCTAATGGCACCACCAGAGATGGCACCAAATGCTTCAAGATTACCTCTAGTTGGAACTACAAAACCAGATGCTAGATTAATTAAATTACTATATTGATTAGTATCTGATTTCAATCTATCAATAAATCTAGTCAAATTAACATCAAGACCAGAAACTTGTTGTAATTCAGATCTTGAGAGAGATTCAGAAATACCACGAATAACTTCAAGATCTCTAATATCTAACCCTAAATTGTTTAGAGCGGTATTTTTTGATTGGATGTCTGAGAATGTATTTGCTACTTTTAAACCAAAAAGTATTGGATTATTAATTGCCATTTCTTACAATTGTTCGATATATGTAATGTTGATTTCGATGTCTACTGCAGTATTACCTATTGCTCGTCCAACAATAAATATTGCTTCAGTATTAACTACATCTGGGGTGAGAACTTTTCTATCAAATCCAAATACATCCTCTAGATCAAAGTATTTTGTCTCATTATTAATATATAGGGTCGTCAGACGACTTCCCGGTCTAAGAATGGATTCTCCTTGAGTATCAATATTTGCAGAACTTAATCTACTAATTTGTTGGAATGCTGCTGGAACTACATCATCATTTGGAATTGCACTATTTTGAACAGTGCTTCCCACACCATCAACATTTAATTGTCCTGTTCTTAATGAACTGGCAAGTCCATAAGTACATCTATCAACAGATTCTGTATTACCAGTAACTTTATTAATTACAGTATCAAAATTTCTTTTCCATTGTGGATTTTGAGTGGACAGGTTATTCAATTCATCAATATCATGCAATTCTGCACCTCTAATTTGAGCACCATCTCTAAATTTAAAGAAAGCATACATTGGGAAAGCGTCGAAGTTAAATACTCCTTGATTATTTCCCCCACCAGTATATGAATTTGGAACATTATATCTTCCATCTGGATCAGAATTAGAATAACCTCCAGAGAACCATGATACCATTTCAACACCATTATATGCAATAGTGAATCCAGCATTTGCTGCAGGAATTAGTAAATTACCATTACTATCTACTGAATCTTTAATGTTAATATCCACCCCATCATTGTCAAGAATTGGAATGATCCTATATGTTACTGAAGATTCGCCCGTTGCAGGATCTTTATATTGCTTCTCTTTCCCAGCAAATCTAGCAATTTGTGGAGTAGCACTAGCAATTCCCCCACTACCGTCACTTGTATAGAAAAATTTAATATATGATAATGTGTTTTCAAGATTTATTGCAATTTGACCTCCAGTAGGATCACCGGTTCCTTCGTAGATAGTACCTCCACCCGATATTTTTAAAAAATAATTAGCACTATTTTTATAATCTTGGTATTCAGCATCATCTGCAAAAGATCCATTCTCAAATTGATTCCTATCGATAGAATTAAGTTCTGAGGATTCAATTTGAGTAACTGCTTTTGTAATTGTATCTTGCTTTAACAATCTTGCTTGAGCACATCTACCACTACTTGTACCTTTTGGAGTTGGAATTCTGAAATCCTCAGTAAATGGAGCAATTCTACCATACCAGTCCTCACCACTTTCAAACCCAATATATGATACACTTGTATTATATGGATGTAAATCTAATGAAACTGTTTTATCATCACCAAGATTTATTTGTTCCTTAGGATATGACACATAAGTTTCAGTTATTGGATCATATTGATAACAATTTTCAGTGTAAGTTTGACCAGCAGGACTAACCCAATTTACCAATTCGCCTGTTGCTTGATTAAAAGTAGGTCTAAAAGGAGTAAATCCAATTTCCCATTCACGTACATTACCAGTACCATCTTTAAAGTAATTCTGTAACCATTTTATTACTCCTGTAGGACCAGATAATGGTTGAGGACTTGCAACTATTGTACTCTTAACATCTAATTTAGCGTCAAATGTTTCTGTAGCAGGATCACCAAAGAAATCTGCTGGTGTAGGAATAACACCTCCAACTAATGAAGATGGATTGATAACAATTTTAGAAGGATCTAATAATCTTTCCTCGGTGAGATTCCATCTATCACTGTTAATGTAACCTAAAATATTAGCAGTAGTAGGAAGAGAACCTACAGTATCTTCTCCAACATTTCCAATATAAGTATTCCACATTCTTGTGGTAATTACTTTAGATTTTAAATCACTAATCTCAATATCATACAATCTTCTTTCAGTTTCATTTAAAATAAAACAAGGTTGTACTGTTATTGTTGTCCCAGCAATGGCAGTATTAGCAGTATTAACCTCATTCGTATCTAGAACTGATAGTACTCTAAATCCAATGGTATCGACACCAGTTACTGTAAATTGCATTCCAGTTCCTGGAGAAGCAGCAACATCAGTCATCACATCAGGATCTACTGATAATACATCGCCTACAGTATAATTTTGTCCCTTAATTGTTGGAATTACAGATCCAATTATTCCATTAACTATAACAATATCTGCAGTAATAGATGTTCCTGTTCCACCAGTTAAAGGTATATCTGTGTATGACCCCGAATCATATGCACTGCCACCATTAGTCACAGTACCAGTAACACCTCTATACTTCATATCTATAATATGACCAGCATTCAATAGTGAAACTGAATTAGCATCAAAAATTTGATCAATATAATCACCGTTTCTAATGTAACTTAAATTAGAATCCGAAGTGATAAATCTATTACCAGATTCTACATTAATAATTGAAATATCAATAGGTGCTAATGTTAACTTAGATGATGCTGCACCTAATGGAAGTTTCTTAAACTTTCTGCTAGAATTAAAATAACCATTAGAAATATCTGGCATGTAAAGATATGAAGATCCAGTACAAGCACTACACTTAGTAAAGTTAATTTCTGCCATGGCATTTGTTTCACCAGGATTTACTGCAGTAGCAGAAATTGACATTGATTTTGGAATAATAATTTTCTTGTTAGGAATTTCTACAGGATTTCCCTGTGCGTCCTGTCCACCACTAACAATATTTGATTTAGGGTAAATTCCAAACAATGATACATAATTACCACCACCGGATTGGAATGGTAAATTTTTAATATCAGATGTCTGAGAATAAACACTAACTGTTCCTTCATCACCACCATCAATATACATTGAAGTACCATACTTATACAGAACTTGTGGTTCATCAATAAGTGGTGCCTGCTGACTACCAATTCTCATTTCATATTTAAATCTATAGAATGGATCTCCCATAGATGGTTCTGATAGTTTGTTCTCAATAACAAATGTATGAACAACTACCCAACGTGCTTTTCCACTTTCAATTGGAATATATGCATATAATCTTAGACCAATAGCACCATACCAACCAAACTCAATCTTATACATTGTGATTTCATCTGTTGTCAACAGATAACCACTCGGTCCATTACCATTTAAACTATCACCATTAAACTTCTCTCTGGGAAGAATAATTTCTTGAATACTATAAGTTCTACCGGCAATAAGTTTATTGTAATATTTTACTAAATCAATATCATCAACACCATCAACATCAGTAACACCAAGTTCTTGTCGTGTACTTGATGGTAAGTGTACATTAGATCTTCTTACAATATAGAAGTTTGCACCTTCTCTTCTAAATACATATTCATCAAAATCATTAAAGATACCCCATTCTGCATAATTACCTACAGTTTCTTTGGTCATTGTTGCTCTAGTACCAAATGTATAACCACTAATACGTCCTGGTTGATACCTAAATGCCTGTCTAGATTGCAGCAATGCATACTGACCCCCAACTAAACCATATCCAGGTCTAAAATCAAGAGGTCCAGGATCTCCACCAGAATCTGGATCGGCAGAAATCCATAATCGATTTAACCATTGTTCTTGATATGGATTTAAATAAGTTGCAGGTAGTGAAGGATCTACACCATTATTAGGTGTTCCAGATGGAATAGAACCAGCACCAATACTAGTATCAGTTCCAGTTCCTCTTAACACTGGTTGTGCAGAATCTATATACTCAAAATTAATTTTTTGATTACTTACTGGATCAGTTAAAGTACCCGCAACAATAAAATTCCACGTTTCTGTCCATATAGAAATCTGTCTATAATATGTGGTAGTGCTATTACCATAGAATTGATTACCATAAAATGTTGCATCATCCCAAATATTAATTGCAGGTAAAAATCTTGTCAATAAATCAGCATACTTTCTCTTATTTTCTCCTGTAGCAAGATCTTTTGCAATAGAGAACCTTTCATACAAAGTTTTTCCTAAACATAACCAGTTTTGCCATCTGTCCCAGTTAGTTTCATTAAATAATCCATTTGTATCATTACCGTCTGCATTAAATGATTGTGAAAGTGGTGGATATGGGAACGTATATGGAACTGGGAAAGAACTAATTCTTAATGCACCTTCATTACTAATCTCTTCTACTCTTGATTGATAGTGTGGTCCTTCTCTTTCAGTTTCTCTTTCACTCCAAACTACAGGACCAATGTTATCATTATCAGTATAATATACAAATTCATCTGGATCAAATCCATAGGTGGATACATTAGAGAACAGTCCCAACTGTGTCTCAGCACGATCAATACCTAATAGAGAAGTACTAACTTCTGACGCTGAAGGAAATACTTCTTCAACTTTAACTGTGCCTGTTCTCGTTAACGTTAATATTTTTTTAATTAATGATACAGGATTATCATCATCAAATCTAATTTCATTCGTTGGTTGCTTACTTAAAAAATAAGTTATAGTACGAGTTCCATTGGCCGCAATAACATCGTTAATCTCGTCAATGGTAAAAGATTCAATCTCACGACCATCAAGAGTACTTACAACAATTACTTCAGAATTATCTGGATCTATAGTTCCAGTGTCATTAATAAATCTAAAGTCAACCTGATTACTACTAACTATCCCAGAGGTATGAGTTGGTGCAGTAGTTCCAGCAGTATAGAATGAACCGTCATTAAAAGATCCAGCAATAACATCATATAAACGTATTGTTGCACCAGCAACAACATAGATTACCTGACCAAACTGATAGTTAGCACTTGACACAAATTCAGTTGCCCCATATCTAATATCTCTATAGATATCAGCACCTGTAGCAATTTCAATAGTATCTTTTTTTGAAATATACTTATATCCATCTTGAGGATTAGTAATTTCAACATATGGTGGAATATCTCCACCACCTGGAGCAGCACCTATTTGGCGTCGTCTTAAATCAAAACTCTCACCAAATAAAGTAAAATCAAAAACCTGCTTCTCTTCAGGTATTGTAGGAAGCACAACACCTAACGCCTTTTCTGACGTAAGTTCACTAGTAACAAATCCATCGACAAGAGCGACCAGCGGTTCCCCAGCACTATCTGTAAGTGGTGTTCCTTCAATATCTTGAAGGATTACAAATAATTCTCTCTGTGCTGCTGATCTAAATTTATATCCGATCTTAGTATCAAAGGAACTACCCGATAATACCGTTAGATCTTTTGTATTTGCTGGGGAATAAAATTCATTTAGAATTTCATTACCCTCATCATCATATACTTTACCAAAAGAAGGCGTTGATGTTACGGCCATTTATTATTGCTCCTCCCACGTAATAGCGGCATTAATTTCCGTTTCGGCAGCACTGCTGTCATATAATCTATTTACACTACCAACAATGAAGAGATTTTCGATCTCATCAGTAAGTGGGAATGAAAGATAATCTTTGTTATAATCAAAGAATTGTTGTAACGGGAATTGTTCTCCACTATTAGAAGGAGTGAATAATGTTGTAATTACTTGTCCTGTTCCTGGAATTGGAGTTCTCTGCTCATCACTGACTGCAATAGCAGATAATGATGTTAAAGGATCAGAAGTTGGAACGATAGTACTACCATCCAAACCACCTGCCTGGGGATTTGGTTCTCTAAACTCACCTGCTTTTAAGAAATCTCCAAAAATTACAATGTTTGCACTGAACTTATCATTAGTACTGAATAGATATGTGCCACTTGCATTTCTTTGAAGTAATCCAAACACTGTAAATATATTTCCATTATCTCCTTCATAGTAAGCACGGAAGTAACCATATGTAGAAGTTAAATTTTCAAGATATGGTTTAGATGTTCCAGGAATATTAGCACCAGCAAGTTCAGTTGCTCTACCAATAGATCCTACAGTAAGTCCATTACCATTAGTGTAAAGTGTTTGGAAATCACCATCAGAACCACCAGTTCCAGCATTGAGGTCTGGAGTTGTAGCACTTTTGGTCTGGAATAAAGGAGTTTTGATTAACTTAATCGTAGCAGGTTGATTTGAGTTACCAATAGACAATCTTGTAGGATATACCTGAATTCTATTTCTAACACCATTGACTTTAGATCTACAGTTTAAACCAACTAAAATATTAGGACGATCAAGAACCATAAAGAAGTTACCTGATTGTGCTGCAGAAATTGGTTTGCTTAAATAAATCTTATTACCATTCACCCATGCTACCTTGACATTTGGTTCTCTGTTAGGTGTAACAATAGTTGCACCCATATAGAATGTAGGGTCAATTACTGTAGGTCCATTAGTACTTGTTGCACCAGTAATATCGAGATATGGGAATGGATCAGAAGTATCTCCACCATCTCCATTATTCTCAGTAGTTTGAATGTTAAACCTCAATCTAGAACCATATACATCAGATGAATCTGATGTTGCATAGTTAAACAAACGAACAGTGCCACGGTCACCACCATCAATGTAGTATGAAGCACCATACTTAACAAGGAATTCTGAGTAAGAATTAGAATAACCAACAGTGTTATCTGTTCTTGTATCATTCTTATACCCATATGAATATTGAGTACCACCACCGTATACGTAATAGGAGATAGGTAGCGTCGGATTGCCCAGGGAAGCGACCTTTAACTGGTTCGATGCCCTCAGATGGTGTACACGTACCCAACGTGCCTCTCCAGAGTCCAGAGGGACGTATGCAAGGAATAGAGCACCAACAGCACCATACCATGAGAATTCAATCTTATACATGGTAACGTTCTCAGGATTGAGATTCCAACTAGATGCAGAAGATAAATCACTACCAGTACTTACATCTCTTACTGGTTGTCCTGGGAAATTTTGAGAACCTTGTGAATATACAACGTCAGAATAAAGAACATCTGTACCCAGTGCATCTGTACCTTCGGCAAGACCATGAACTTTTTCACCAGAGAATCTAGAACGTGGTACTCTATACTCATATACACCCCAGTGTGCTGGTTTGACATGATTGTAAACCCATTCTTTCAGTAGTTTATTATTAACATCATCAATTTGTTTTCTAATTGCATCAGCATTTGCTGAATTATTAAGAGGGATATCTGTGGAAACATATCCAATCTGATCTCCAACTAATGTGCCGTATCTATACCTATATGGGAAACATCCATATGGATTTAAACTAGTAATTGATTGAGGATCGCTATCAGTAGTTCCTGCATACTTAAAGTTTTTAGTATTGGGAAGAATGAATGGGGCAGGAGTTTTTACATATGGAGTGTTCTTCTTAAATGCAATACAATTAGCATCAGATCTTACAAATCTATGGGTGCTAGTGTCAGTAGATGGTACGTTTGCAAGAACCTGAACGGTAAAGTCATCATCATTTACGCGAGTAATTGGAATCCACTTGCCACTAACTGGGTCAGGTGATCTAGTATTTTGGGTTGCATTACCATTAGGATCAGCAGTACCGTCAAGATTATTGTTAAATGATCTTGGATATCTGTGCTCTGTGTTATGATTATCTTGATTACATGTAAAGACCAAAGAGTAATCATCAATCTTAATTAAATCACCTGTCTCTAAAGCATGACCATTAACAGTAATCTGCATAACACCACTGGTTGGATTATATACAATACCACCACCAGAACCATCACCAGTTACTTCATTAACTGTACCACTATCCGTCTCCAAACCTGCAGTTTGGTCTGGAGTTAATTTAAATGAAACTCTAGAACCACTACTCATCTCAATTGGAGTGATCTGTCTAGAGTCATAAATGTCTGCAACAGGTTGAATAAAATTATTGGTATCTCCTTTTGCTGCTCTGGTCAGTTTAATGCGGGAACCAAGAACGCTAGACACATAGTAGATACCACCATCAACTACTGAGTTTTCAACATTACTATTAGTACCAAATGTATTGTCTAGTTCTTGATCAGCTTGTTGCTTATTCTTATAAAGATAAATTCCAGATCCTTTTCTTAGACCCAATGATGTACATCTGCCGGTAAATGCAGATCCACTAGTACCACCCGTAAGGTCTGCATGAAAATGTACAACTGTAGATGTCTTTAGTGTAAACTGGAAAGTGTTACTTGTTACATTTTCAATTGGGAATGTATCTTCATCATCCTTTGCGGGATAAATTTTTGGTTTTGGATTATATGAACACTGAGTTTCAATACCAGATAGATGAATTCTATCATTCGCACCAATATTGTTTGTCCCTGTCGTTGTAATAAATGCGTATCCAAAATCATTACTGGTTGAATCAACAATGTAGTTAAAACCAGTGATGCTAAAAGAATCAGAAGAACCATCATCAGGAATATTATCATTTAAGTATTGCTTAATTTGTCCACCAGTGTTATAGGTGTTAGTTGCAGGATCAATACCAGAAACTGCTTGCTTACCAATCTGCAGTTGAATGGTTCTAGCATCAATTCTTCTTCTTACATAGAATACATCTGGGTCAAATGATTCAGGGAATGAAGTTTTTCCACTTCCGTTGAGTGTTACCGCATTATTGATTTGTACTCTTGTTCCTTCTAATGCCCAGGTAACATCACTCGAAAAAGTTACCGTAGCAACTCCAGTGATACCATTATATTCCCATCCAACAATATCAGTCGTATTATCAACATTAAGATTAACTTTCTTTACTATACCAGTGTTTAAATTGTATGCATCGGAAACGTTAAATCCTTCAAAGTTATCATCACCATATGGACTTGATGGATTATCATAGAATGATTTACCTACAAATACTTTAAGAGTGTTAGTTGATTTAGATGTTACTCTAAAAAGTGTCTGGGCATACTTGTTAGGATACAGTTTAGCACCAGTATTACATTTAAGTAAAATATCCTTTAAAGTGACACTATCACCCTCTACAAATCCATGATCACTAGTTGTGGTTACTTGACATACACCAGTAGTATTGTTATATGAAAAATCCTTGATATGCTTTTCATAAGGATCTAGAAGAATTTCTTCATCATCAGTGCCATTTTGATCTGAACCATCAGTACCACCCTGAGCAGAAATATAAATATCCCTCTTCTCTTTCAGAAGAGATTGATCAAACAAACCTCCATGAATGTTTAATAGACCGTCACGAAAGATAACTGCATCACCATGATAATCATAGAAGTCACCAGCAACCTCCATATTTCCATAATCTTCATATTGCTTATTGCCAAACTGTCTTGCATTTGTAATAATATCAGGATCATAAAAATAAGTTTTATTCTTCTGCCTAATCAATGATTGTGTTCTTCTTACACAGCAGAAATTATCACCACGACCTTCATTAATACTCTCATAATAGTATCCATCAAATTTATCAAATACACCATACTTCTTAACTGATGGATTTAATACTTGAACGTTATGTCCTGCAAGTAAATAAGATACACCATTATCCTGAATAGCACCATTAGGAAAATATGTTGCACTGATTGTTCTAGCAGTGGTATATGGAGCACGACCAAATTTAACACCAAAAGTACCAGCAGATACACGACCTGGTTGATACCTAAAGAATCTCTTAGACGTTAAAATGGAATGTTCGTTTGCTGGTGCTTCAACAAGAGCACCTGCTTCTGCAGGAACATGACCAAGACCCCAGTCCTGTGATCCTGGGAATCCTGTATATTCATTTCTTAATGATCCAGTTCCACCGGCAGGTAAAGTAATTGTTTGTTCAGGAACTGAAGTCCATTCCGATGGGTTAACATCATAAGTGTTAACATCAGCAAAGATACCTAGAGCAACTTCAGATCTTGGAATGCCAAGTAATGATAGTGCAACTTCTGATTGTTGTTTATTCTGTTCCTCGACAGGAATTGCTTCCTGGTCACTAGCGATAACAACCGGAATAGATTTTTCTGCCGGTTGTTGTCCAGTAGGAACTGGAGCAGTTCTGCCGACAACTACGACGGCAGAGTTATTGTTTACATTTGTATTTGTTGCCATGTGTTACTCTACTCCGATGATGCCCTTGGCGATAGTGTATGTACGTTTCTTCTTTATATATCCAGTAGCGTTAGGGTCAATTGTAATTGGACCACCATTGTTATTGGCATTGTATGTATTAAAATCAGTGCTAAACAATACCATATGCCATGCTTGATTTATAAAGATAGTATTACGAATTTCGAGATCTGAAGGTAAACTGTAACCAGTCAAAGGATCATGCTCTTGTAAGGTTACAATATCTCCTCTTGTAAATTCAGCAATTGTATCAGATGTTACTTTGATAGTATATTGCTGAGATGGTTGGTCATAACTGACAACCCCGGTAATATTATAATTATCGGGTTCACCAATATTTATTTCCTCTTCAGCATTAACATAATAAATTATGTAGTTATAGTTGATACCAACATTACCAGCAATGCTTCTATAAGGAATTGATGCTAATGTATTTGCATTGCCTGGAATTTGTATCTGAACTCCTCCATTTAATGCATCATAAACTTGAACTTCAAGAACAGATCTTGGAATTCCACCACTAACATATGTTAATGGTGAAGGTGCTAAAGTTTCATTACCATTATTATCAACCGTTACAGTATACACAAAAGAATTAAATGTTGTACTGGTAAAGTTCTTAACAACATTTTCCTCAACATAAGTAAATTTAACAGGACCATTAGAACCAGTTCCTGTTGTCTTATAGCACTTAAGATTAATACTGCTAAAATCAGAGTCATAAATGTCAGTGGTTGGAATCCACTCATCATCAGGACCAAGAATTAAGTTATTTTCAGTATTAGCACTTCTAGTACCAAAAATTCTAAGTCCTGTACCACAATTTCTAATGATGCAAGAATTGAATGCAACAACTTCTGTTGTCGTAATATCTACAGGACCAGGATTATTAATAAATGCACTATCAGATACTTTTAAAATAATAGTATCTGTTGCTTGCAATGGATTATCGGAAGTTCTATATGTAATTGAATTATCACTAACAAAACAATTTTGAATAGAAACTCTTTCACTATTTGCTACCCATACACCATCACCAAGTGAACGTTTTATATCTATAGCAGATAACGATAAATTCTTAATTCCATCTGCATATACTAAAGCATTACTATCAGGAGATCCACTGTTCCCTAATCTAATATTATTAGAATAATTGCCATCGACGACTATGTTTTGAATAGTAATATTCTCAACAGGTTGAGAAAGTGTTTCAGATGGGTTACCCGAAATATTTGATCCTTTTCTTAACCATAATGCTGCATATAATCTACTACTTTCACCACTAGATACTCTCTGTCTATTAGTATCAAAGAATTGCTTTTTAATAATCGTAGATTTACCTGCACCATTGAGAGAGAAATTTGAAGGAATTTCTAATCTCTTGACTAAGTAAGTGCCACCAGTTAAGTAAAGTGAATCTAATCCTTTGTCAATAACATCAGCAATAACAGTTTGAATTGCTAATGTATCATCATGTACAAATTGTACTCCACCACCAGAAAGATCAATATTACTAGTCAATGATGTATCTACTGCATCATAAAGTGGAGTTCCAGTTGGAGCAAGAGTTACTTGCTTAGTAATATAATCTATAGAATCTACAACTCTTTCAATAAATCCAGGAATTGCTCTTGCAGAGGGAACTGCACTCGGAACAACAGTAGTAGGGAATGATTTAAGTGGGAGAAACTTACTATTAATAGTTGCATCAGAATTTAATTCTCCCCATACACATCTATCATATGGTCCATAATCTTTATATGTAATAGGACCTAAATTAATATCAGAACCGATATCTCGTTGAGAAAGAATAGAAATCAGGTTTATATTACCATTATGAACCGATGGTGCGAGGTTATTATCTTCAGAATCTGTTACAACAGTATTAATATTATTATGATATCTGTAAATTAAGATAGAATGATTAGCATCGGGTCTAAAAACAACTACACTATTAAATCTCTGCTCATTGAATGAATCTAGAGGGAAGTTCCCAATTACATTTGGAGTTGTACCAGAACCAGCATGTTTTAGTTGATGGAATGAAGAAATTACTCCAGTATTTACATTCATAATACGTGCATAGTATGTGTATTGCACACCACCACCAGTACCACCTACCGCACTAGTTACCTGTGAACTTTGATCAATACTATCTGTCCACTGATTGTAAATAGTAGAGGAATCAGAATTTGTATAATCATATTGTGTAATATTTCTAGTGTTTATACCAAACACTTTAATAGTTTGACCAATTCTCCATGTGCCAATATTTTGTTCAACTGTATCACCATCTAAGAAATCATCAGCAGTCAGGTTTAGTTTTCCATCACCATCAATAGCAATACCAGTTGTTCTATAAATTGTACTATCACCAGAAACACCAAAGGCAGCAAGGTTGTTAACATCACCAGTATTTTGGGTGAAATACTCAAGTGCAGTACCTGCTTCATTAACTCTCAGTAACTGTTCTGGAAGACCGCCAGTTGAAATACCAGTACCACCCTTATTAAGTGGAATAGTAGGAAGATCTGTCGTTTGAAGATTTTGATAACTTAGAGCACGAATCGATCCACCAACATCTAACATTGCCTGAGGATCAGCAACGTTAACACCTACTCTATTCTCGTTGTCTGGATATGCCTGACTAAATCCATTAACTGATCTTACATGAATTACATCATCACCACCACTTTTAATCTTAATAACATTCTCAGAACCACCAACTGTTAAAGATCCATCTGGGGGAGAATAACCTAAGATATCAGAATAATTTGCCTCTGCAGTGAGAATCTTAACTACATTAGCACCAAGAGAAATCTGAGTACCAGAACTTGTATTAGTTAATGATAATAAAGAAGCACTATTAACAGAGAATTGCAAAGTTTCAGGTGTTCCTACTCTAGAAATACCTGTAGAATTACCATCCCCGAAATAAATTGACGGTAAGATTACTGTACCATCGTTAACTTTTAACCTAGGTGTGCTAACTTGTGTAGAATTATCTGATAACGTAATATCACCAGACGTTAATGATATTCCACCTACCCCAATATCTAAAGCATTTAAATCATTTGAAGGAGCATTCAGTGTTAATTTATTTCCACTCGCACTGAAATAATTTGCTCCTGAACCAACCCTAATATTTAAGGTGGACTCTAGTGTGATTGGTTGATTGCCAGTGTCAGGAGTTCCAGTTGCGTTTAAATATTGGGTATCAAATTTACCCTCAGTTATAGTGGAATCCTTAATAACACTTGACGTAATTCTAGTTAATGCCATTCTGTGCTTTTACCCTATGTTTTATTTATTAGTTAGCGAGACAGCGAATGTCAATTCTACCATCAACTGCAATAGAACCATTAAAGTATAAGTATGTGCCATCAAAATGATAATCAAAATATGGTTGCTGAATTACTCCATTAACATAAACTATCATACTTCTAGTATTAAAATCGGCAAGATTACCAATTCCACCAACATCAGCATCTCTTGCTGATCCACTTACATGAGGAGTATCAACAGATGCACCATAATAAAGAAAGTCCACTAACTGATTAGTCATCCTATGACCAAAGGAACGAGTAATTACACCATTTGAACCACTTACTTGAGTACTACCCTGATAAACAGCAACGTCAATAGTTAACTGAGAACCAGCACCAAGAGTAGTTATAGTATCTTGGTTGTTGGTAGTATTCGCAACGCTCTTAATTAAAATTGTTGTTGAGAATGCTTTCTTAGACAATCCATAAGATGCACCAACAGGGATGTTAACATTACCAACTTTATCAACGTTGAATACGCTATTGCCACCTACTTTAGCATCGATAATTCTAGATTCAGGTGCTCCTACTGGTGCTCCTGCAATATCAATTTCAAGTGGTCTATATTCTAGAGTAGATCCTGACCAAGTTTGAGAAATATGCAATCTAGATTGCTTACTGACACTAATACCTGGTTGACTTCCAGTAAGTCCTACACCAATATCAAGATTTGTACCAATTCTTTGGTTAGTAGTTACATCTAAATCATAATTTGTATTGATATTAGCAATGCCAATGTCAGAACCAATATTTAAGGTATAATTACTTCCATCCTTATAACTATGAATCTTCTCAACACCGATAATTCCCTGCTCTCTCCACTCATTATCTTCAGTGTAAATCCAACCACGGTTACCACCATTCAGTGGATTAGTATTTAATACGGTATCACCCAATATATTGCTAGTAAGAGCATCAACAGAATCACGGTTAATAATTTTAGTTACAATACCATCAGGATTTCTAATCTTAATAGCACTGAAGAAATTATCTTCAGAATCAAACGTAGTGTCTTTGAGGAACGTTACAGGACCCTGGAATGTAGAAGTAATAGTATTACCAGAACCACCAATTACAGTGAGGTTATCCTTAAGAGTCAAAGAGTTAAGTTCACTGATTTCATTACTGGTAGTTTTACCCGTAACAGCATTGATGACAGTGTTACCAATATAAAGATCACCCTGAGAGTTAAGACCTGAATAGAATGCAATACCACCCTGCTCTTTAAGTGACTGCGAGTACTTAACTTCAGCATTAGTAAGTACTTTATTTTGTTTGATTGGGAAAGCAGTAGAATAGTTACCAGGACCAAAACCAACATATTCAAATGTATGATTACCTGATCTAATGGTAGATGGTCTACGAAGTTCTACCTCAATTGCATCCGTGGGTCTTCGTGGATTAATTGGAATCTTTCTAACTTCACCAGTACCAATACCAGTTTGTATGTTTGTGCTGATTAAATCATGTGCCTCAGAATTACCATTAACAATGTAACTATGATCAACACTAGATGATGCACTTAATTTACCTGACCAATCCCACTCAAGTTCATTATTTAAATATTCATCAAAGAAGTAAGAAAGAGATTCTTTAGTAATACTGAATGAATTATTTAAAGATTGATCATTATTGTCTAATCCATTAGTAGTGTTAACAACACCAATTGTAATTGGATCTGCAATAGAATCTGCAATAATTGGATCATTTATAATATTATTAATATCAATTTCTGGATAGATATTATCAATATTCTGACTAAGTTTGAAGGTATTTCCAGGAAGAACGTTTGTACTTACTGGAATAGAACCCTTAAGAACAGTTAAGTAGTAAACACCAGGAACTTCTGGTATTGTTGTCGTTGCTTTTTTAAATGGAGTTACTTCTTCAACTTCATAAACATAGTAAACATCATTATAATCATGACCAGAAATTCTATTGTATTTTATATCTTCATCTGCAGGAGTTGTTGAAGTAATGCTATTAAGATTACCCGGAGTTGTATCACTTCCAAGTGCCTGTACAATAATATCAACTAAAGTAAATGCAGCATCTCTTACATTAGTACAACCACCAAATACATTAATTAGTTGCTCCTCACTAGAAATTGTTTGAGGATTAATAACATTTGGAAGACCGTAGTTATTAGAGTTATTACCACTGGTATTATTATTTTCAATGCTTCCAATAGATGGAGTATTTACTGGACTACCAGTAACACCATTGTTAATAACATATGTCATTAACTGCTTGAGATAGTTGTCAAGAATATTTACTGTCTCATCTCTTTCACCTTGAATACCATTAGCACCAGCACCTGTTCCAGTAATGTAATTGTTTGCTGCTGAAAAAACTTGATCGTTTCCACCATAACGTAAGTTATATGCAACTGCCTCAATAATATTAACTAAGTCATCAATACATGACAATCTTTCGCTTGCAAGATTAAGTTCACTGTTACCAACATTGTCGTTAATCCATCTTGCAACTGCCTCATGTGCAAGGAAATACTTATTAAGCAGCAGGAGGTTTGCACCATCAGTAAATCTATCACCCCTTCCAAGAATATCTTGACCTCTCTTAACTTGGAGAACATAACCTCGTTGTGGGAATGAAGGTGACGGATCGGTTGGAGATCCACTTACCGATTGTGTTACATAGCGCAATCTATAAATCTTATCATCATCAACTCTTTCATCAACAATTCTCTTAATATATGATGTAGGCGTGACCTCAATTTTATTTAAACCATACTTAGTATTACCATTAATAGCAGTGTAAATTTGATTTGTTGAACTATCTACATTAATATACCATCCACCTGCTGTATTTGTTTGGGGGTTGGTAGAATCATAATCAAAAACATTTCCTAGTGAAGGAGTAATTTCTGCATATCTTTCACTGGTGGCAGTTGCACTTGAAGTTTCATATAAAGGCACATAAATATTATCCTTAATAGTAGATCCATCTTTATCAAGAACTCTACTACCAACAGTGAATTTGCCAACTTTTCTCAGTAATCCATTACCAATAGTCAGAACACAATCTAAACCAACACCATCAACAGCATTAGTTGGGATAGTAACAATATCCCCTGGTTGGAATGTTCCATAACCACCTGAGAAAGTTGCACTAGTTACAACTCCATTAGTTGCACTTAAAATAATCGTTCTATTTTGTCCGGTAGAATCCTTAACAGTAACATTTCCTGATGTAAAATTAGATCCACCACTAGTGATTGCTAAGAAATCATCTCTACCTGAGAGATAAATTCTTGAAGAAGAATTTGCAACACCATATGCTTGTGTTTTTAAGGTGTCAATAGATTCATAGTAACTATTAGAAAGAGTAGATTCTACATTTCTTGGTGGAATGATATGTGTAATTTTACCAAGAGCATCTTTCTTAAATGCTTGGTCACTAAATCCAATGGATCTCATCGAATTCATACCAAAATTACTGTTTGAGTTGGTGATACTCATGTCACCGCCGTCTTCAGCAATAAAGTGATCTGCGTAACCAACAGCAAAAACAGAAACTGCTTGAATTACAGCACGATTAGATGCCTTTACATGGTAACTTCTCTGTTTAGGGTTGTAAATTGCTTCTGCATCTGTATGCAAAGAGTCATTACCACTTTGAGTAACAAAAGTAGTGCCATTATACTTAAGAAATGCACTGTCATCTTTTTGAAGGCTAATCCCCGTATATTGAGCTACGACCATGCTACGGAATCCAGTTGCTCTGGAACCGTCAGCGTGCATCCCACAGATCCCATAGGTGGATCTAAGTGATACGTTAAAAATATATGGTGATGCAGATTCAACGGTATCAATTTCAACCTGAACATCAGCAGATGGTGAAGCATACTCAACCTGCATTCCATTAGTTGAAGTATCACTATCTCCTGGTGATGATGCTTCTAAAGTATCAAGTTGCGTAACTGAAGAAGAAGGAAGAGTATAAGTAAACTCACTCCCACTATTGACAGTAGTAACTTGCCTTTGTCCAATATAATATGCGTTGGCATTGTTGTCAGCACTAACTGCTCCTCTAACTGCAACAAAATTACCGGCAGTAATTTCAAGTTCTTGAGAAAGAGTTATAGTTACAATACTATTATTTCTAGTTACTTTAGTAACAGATACCTGATCTGCTAATGCACCAACAATTCTATTCTCTTGAATTTTTGCTTCAATTTTTTCACTAGAGATAACAGAAATTACATCAGATACTTTTCTGTAAAATGTTTTAAGATCGTGTAATGATGCATATTCAAATACAGTCAATTTAGTATGACTAAATTGTAAATCATCAACCAAAGACCATGTTGGTTCTGGTTTTACTGTAGTAGATTTATATACACCTGATGGATCACCATCAAAAATTGAGAACTGCCAGAAGTAGCAACCACCAGTAATTCTGAATAAGGCAGTTCTACTATTATCATCTTCATAAGGAAGATCAATAACTATTCCAGCACCAATATTAGTTCCATTGCCAACGTCTGTTAAGAGATAATTATGAGGTTTGGAAATTTCAACAGCGATAGAAGAACTACCAGTTTGAGTAGAAATACCAGTAATTACTGTCCCTTCCTGAATTTTCAGTCCAGTATTTACTGCAGTAATATTACCTGACCCAGATGATCCAGGTACAAAAGTATGAGCTGAAGTTTCTGAAGAAGTTCCTACGTTAACAGTAATTGTTCCACCTGCGTCGTCTACTGATTGAATACTAATAGTAGTATCAGATGCAGGGTCTGTATTACGAGGATATGTTACTATAGAATTACCACCATCAGATAAACAAGTAAATGCAAGAGAATTGTCTGCAATACGAATACTATTGTCTGTAGTTAATCCGTGTAATGATCCAATATTAAGAATTAACTCACCAGTTGCTGGATCATACTGAGTGCCTGCACCTGCAGTAAATGTATTGCTAATTGAATATCCAGCAACACCCTTCTTAAATATAGATCCAATAATAACATCATTAATGTTATTAACACCATCAGGACCGTTTGAAACACCCGTAATAGTTAACTCATTACGGTTAGTATCCGATGCTGTAAAACTAATCGTAGTTGTACCAGTTACATCATTTGTTCCACCATTAGGAACAAATTTTGGTCTAATCTTTGTTTTTCTAAGGTCCATGCCGACCAAAGAAACACCTCTAGGAATAATCAGTCCACCACGGACTGAGTTAGTAATTTTATAAAGATCTGCATACTGTCTAGTCGTATCAGACCAACCATATTGCCCAGAGACAGGACCAGCAGAGAATGGAACTGCTGATAAAGCACCAACATAATTTGAATTTCCATCAATTGCGTAAGCATAAGATCCTGGACGGTTATCAACAATATGATCACCAGGATACAACATAATTGTAAACTGGTCAAATTTATCGTCAGCATTACCTGCGCTGACGTATGAATACCTTGCTACCTCAAGAACTGCTCTTGCGATTGTCTTAAAGGGTCTTAAAGGCGAGTTTCCTTTATTGTCAATTGCATCCGTCGAATCAAAGTCATCGGGATTGACGTAAATAATTCTTCCTTCAACGGAAGATATAATGTTCTGCAGTCGGGTTAGTGCCATTAAGTCGTCCTAGTATAACACAGATCTATTTCTTAGTTTTATTTATACTCTTTACGAACCTTCTTTACGGACTTCAATTCAGTTTTAATATTTTGATAAGCACACTCGGCATCAATTTTACCTGCAAACTCCATTGCACAGATGATTTCTACCTTTTTACCAAATCCACTCAATGCTCTGTCAAATCCGTCGTGTTTGGAATACATGTTTCTATTGCATTTATTGTATCTAGGTACATATCATATGGAACCATAACAGCATTATGTTTACCATCAGTCACACCTATGATAGAACCTTCTTCCACACGTGCGATCAATTCATCCCAATGCTCTTGCCAGTATTCAATAGTGTAAGTTTCCATAATAGTACTAAGAAGGTTTGTTATACTCTTTCTTAGTTTTGAAGTAGAGTTTATAGTATGGTCTTTTCATTTCGTCAAGGATTTTCATGTCCTCCTCAAAACCCATATATTTACAGAGTTGATAGGACCCCTCCAACTCACTAATCAATCTTAGTATGTTAGCAGGATGCCTTTCAAGTCCACCAAAATCATATTTACTCATGCTGGTGGGAGTTCAGAAATTTCATCTAATTCTACTGGAAATAATAATGGATGGAGTTCTTCCATCATAAGATACTCACTGTTCTTTGTCAATTGCTCAACATCGATAGCATCTTCAGATCCTGCCATTGCTTTTACGTAAGGATCCTCTCTCTCTGTTTCTGAAATGTCATCATAAATAAATGGCATTCCATTTAAGTAGTAGACAAGTACAATTCCTATGTAATTAACGTGTCTGTAGTCACATCTTAATTTGTACATTTCTTTAATAGGAGCGGGGGGACTTGAACCCCCACGACTTATATAGTCAGCGGATTTTAAGTCCGATACGTCTACCGATTCCGTCACGCTCCCAAGAAATAGATTAGAATTTAGAAATCATAATTGACTTCAAATCGTTCTGAATTTTCACGTACCAAACCCAAAACCTGCTGAAACTCATCAGGTGTTCTACAATCAACGCTTAACTCTCTACCTAGATCAGAATGAAGTGTAATTACCCGTTTGGTAATACTCACCTCTACCCTGCAAACAGATTCGTCAGTAAACATAGTGTATGTGCTTTTGTGAACTTTGTAAGTATACCATGAGGATTGGTCGTTGTCAACCCCCCCTTAGTTAAGGTACACTCCTGTGAGACAATCAACATCAAGGAACGGACCACCAGCAAACAGATTCATGGTTCCCAGGGTGGCAACGGTACTGATGTTGCCAAGAGCAGTGGTATGGTTAATAGCACCAGTTGCTACCATTACATTAAATGCTGGTTCAGTGGGTGCTAGAGGACCCGTAGGGACCGCTGTAGGAGATCCTATCACTCTTAGACCAGTAATGGCGTAATTAACTTTACCATTAACTACAAAGTCCAAATTGCTGAGTGTAGTGCATCGAATATGACCCAGTGAATTGAAAATCATATCACCTGCTGATCTAATTTCCATAGTACCACCAGGACTTGTTTGCTCAATGATATATGTTCCAGCAAATGAATCACGCATCACACCACCAGGTTTCAAATCTCTTTGCATATTGGTGGCAGTTGTAACAGATTTACCTGCAGAACACTTATGGTCTCCAGAAATATTCTCACCAAGTTCAGAGTAATTATATAACGAAGCACCCTTAACAGTTAAATTATCCTCACCATTGATGGTGGTATAACGATTGCCCTTAACATTAGTATGCATGTCACCTTCAATGTCCATATGGACATTACCGGTAACATTAAGAACAAACCTATCATTTTTACTAGGATCTTCAATATCCATTGTTGATCCGTTTTTAATGTTAATATGCCTTGCAGCAATTATATTAACATCTCTTACCGGAGTATGTAATTGGATGTCACCGTTGGCAAACATTTTAATGTATGCACCAGTAGTTCCATGCCTGAAGTTAATATACTCATTATCCTCAGTTTCATTAAACTCCCACTTATGTCCACAAGCAAATGTTTTTGCTTTGTTATAAGGATACTTTACTGCTCCATTTTCTTGAGTTTTTTTAATGCTGTCTGCTGCCTCAATAGCAGCATCAGACATACCATTCTTTTTTGCTAGTTCTTTATCAAAATTAGGCATCAATAATCTCCAGGGAATCCTACACAATCAATAATGTCGCGATAATCATCAAACAAATTGAGATAATCTTTAGCGTCTTTTCTAGGAATGTATCTTAGAACTGGTTGAATTTTTACTCTACGTTGATCACTAGAATCAATATTTGAATTAGTACATGCCATATACATTTTAGGCGGTGATGTAAACCCAAATCCTTCTTTAATTACTTTGATAGAAATTAATCTTCCATTTACAATAACTGGTTCTAATTCAGGTAAAACTACATTAGTTCCCTCATCTTTACCAGGTTCAACAATAATACCACAAGTACCATCTAAATTTTCACCCGCATTGAGAACTTGTGGAGGATTATTAGGAGTAATAATTCCTATCCAATACGGATTTTCAGCATAGATTCCATAGATTCTATCATAATCTGGTTCTCCAGTGCCATTATTAGTACTGTCTCCAGTGCCATTATTAGTACTGTCTCCAGTGCCATTATTAGTACTGTCTCCAGTGCCATTGGTGCCAGATCCAGTACCATCTTGATTACCAATTAGAGGAATTCTAGGATTTAAATTTGATCCATCAAAATACGGATACCCTCCTCCACCATTTATTACAATAAGATCTTCAATTTTTCCATTTTTAATAATTGGTTTAAGTTCAGCACCTGATCCCCAATCTCTATAAGGTTTTACTGAAATTTTTACTCCAGGAGAAATATCAACCCCAGGATTTGTAATTTTTGCACCGATAATTTTTCCCTTACTATTAATAACTGGAATTGCTCTTGGATACTTAGAACCCTTTGAATAAGTTCCAGGAAACGGACCAGGAAAATCTCCAACAGCAGCATCAAACTTATATTTAAGACCAGTAAATACAAGTTCTGGAATGGCAGGAAATGTAAACTTATTAGATTTAGAACAATTTAATGTTCCTTTTGATACATTACCATCGCTATCAATGATTTGAGTATTCTCAAATGTAGACAGGAAAGAATCACTTCCAAATAATCCAATTTTAGCATCATTTGGAAGATTTCCAAATGTTTCAATTCTATTCATAAAACTACCAACAGAATTGTCACTACTTTCACCTTCTTTAGTTGTATATTCACCAATACCAAGAATACAGGAAAGTTGACCATCACAAAATAGAGCAACTAATTCACCAATTTTGCTTAACCAACTTCCACCCCAATCTCCATACTGAGAAATAAGTGAAGTTACATTGCTTAAAGCACCAAGTGCTGAACCAACCAAATCACTAATTTTTGATGTAATACCAGAAATAATATCCTGGACCATACAAAATGCACTGTTTACAGCGTCGTCAATAATCCCAGTAACAATGTCTAGAATTAAGTTTAATAACTCCTCTAAGATAGTTCCAAAAATACATTTAAAAATTTCAATGAATACATCACCTAGTTTATTAGCACCCCAAATAATTTCTGAATCTTTTGTGGGTTTAAGTGCTAATGCAGTAGTAATTGGTGTAATAATAAATTGTTGAAAATACTTTTTAAACTCACTAAGAATTAATTGTTTAATATCCCCAAGAATACCACTTGCTGCTGCTGCTAATCTACTAACATATGTTTGAATAATACCAGCAGTTTCAACAATATTGCCAGTTAGTTTATTTACAAAAACCCCACCAATCTTTTCATTCTTTCCTGTAAATTGAAAAAGATCGTTTAAAATTTTAGCAAAGTCACCTTCTGGTCTAGGACCACATTTGCCATTTGAAACAGTAAAAGTTTGTCTTTCATTACTTTCCTGTTCTTTATCATTGGCACTAAATGTTCCGGTGTTTTCGCCCCGATTTGACTGACCATGACCACCCGAAGATGCTTTATTGTTTTTTACCTTTTCTGGGTGTGTCGCAGCATGATCATTTGAAAGACCCTTATCCGATACTCTATCAGTATAAGTTTGTTGTCTTTTATCTACAATTCCGATAGAACCCATCACAAGAGGTTGTTGAGCACTTTCACCATCCATGAAAGTTCCAAGCACCCACATACCATTTTCAAGACCATGAACTACACCAGCAGAATGTCTACTAATGGTCTCAGTTGTTGGCATTAAAACGGTTGCCCAAGGAAGATCAAGAGATTTGAGTTGAGATCTACTTCTAGTGTGATATCCCATAATCCTAACCTTAACTCGGTTAGATTCTTGATAATCTACACACTCATCTCCTGTAATGGTTTTATCACCATCACACTCAACTTGACCCACCCAGAGACGATTACCTTGCGCTCCAAACCAGTAATTAGATTCTAATGTAGGGGCAGCACCTAACATACGCTATCAATCCTCGTAAATTCTACATTCGTCTGCGTCTGGTTCCATTTCACAAAACAATTCTAAAGGTGAGGGATCATGATGATCTCCTGCCTCAATTTCTTGTTTGTGATTTTGTGCATAAATTTCAAGTTCTTGTAATTCACCCTCAATGTGACGACGTTGATTAGGTGAAGTCATAGGATTGTCAAGAATCTCCTTATCCTTGGCAATGTGTGCTTCGATGTTTTCCATTTTTATACTCCGAATGAATCTCGTACTAAAGTTAGTTTGGTTGTTAACTTGTCCTCAGATTTTGAAAAAATATGAGTTAAGTCGAAGATAACATAGCGTCCACTGTAGGTTTTGTCAACCTTTCCATCAGCACCTGAAAACTCAATGTTGATAACCTCACCTGCGTTGATTGCCATGTTTCCATAAACGTTTGCAGTTAGGATAGTATTTGAGAAAACTCCCATTCTTTGAATAGATTGAGAAATGGTTTCTTTAAATAACATTTTACTTTCAGTGTTCTTCTCAGAACCAGGTTCTAAGAACAAATCATCATTATATGAAACCGCCATGGTACGTGTAGGACGATCATCCAATACATCACTATATAGTTGCGGCAATTCATTGTTTTCTGCAACTTTTTTCCATTTAGGATAATTTTCTTTCAATGTATATGGTTCACTAATCACTTCACAGTTTACCGTATCAAAAAAATCTACAGTTCCTGAAAAGAATCCTCTATCAAAATCTGCCATCATATTCACTGCTTTAGGAAATGCAGGACTATTTAATCTAAAAACTTCATCAGTTCCACTTAGTCCAGTACCAGTAGTATATGTAAATTGAGATGCCGGTTGACTCGCAATAGAATCAATTGATTTAAAGTAATATCCTTTGTAAGATTCCCAGAACAAATATCCAGCACTTACATATTTTCCACCTGCTGCAGTAGTTTTTTGATCCTTGGAAATATATTTGTTTCTACACCATACTAAAATATCATATGGTCTAGACATTGGTGGAACAAATGTTAACTTGTTCAAACTAGAAGAAACATTATCTAAATATTGCTTTTTAGTTTTTAAAAAGTTTCCAAGAATATCTTGAACTAAATCTGATGCCGGAATTGCATTATACTTTTTGCAAACTCTTTGTTGTGCTGATTCTAATGCATCCTTTCTACACAACTCAAGAACTACAACTTTACCTGTATCAATTACTTGCTTATCATGTATTTGATACACATATAAAGGTCCATTCATTGACTCCTCAGTGAATTCATATTTTACATTAGTAAGATTATCTTGAACAATAAGTTCAACCTTTTCCATACCAACAAGAACATCACTTAATTGGTTTGTAGTATCACCAATTTGCAAAGTAACAGAAATAAATTGATTTAATAATCCCTCTCTATATTCAAATTGCAATATAGAAGATTTATCAATAAAAACTCTATTTTTATTTTGAGGATCATCTACCTCGGCAAACGTAATAGATACTCCTAATATTCTAAAATTCTTAAGAAGAAGTGGTGCTGACATTCCATCAGACATATCAATAACCTCCTGGTTGTAACATAGGGTCACTGCCTATCGGCGTAGTAGTTCTTGGTTTATTAACTTTTTGTGTTGGCGAAGCAACTGTAGGAGTTCCACCTATTAAATTCTTAATTGTCTCCATTGGATTGAATTGTCTCTTTGGATCGGGTTCAGGGGGTGTTTTATCTATTGGGGTAGAAGGTTTCATCTTATCATTATACCAACTCATATCCTCTGAAGTTGGAGTTAGTCCAGACACTTTTGGTGGTTCGGGTGTTGGTGTCCTCAGTGATTGGTCATATACTTCTCTAAGTTTTGAAGCAGATTTTACTGGTTGTCCATAATAACTAGCACCACCATGAGCAGAACTAGGAAATGATGCAATTTCTGGTGCCATTCGATCAAGAACATTTGTACTTAATCCTTCTTTCGCTAAAAGTTCAGGCGTAACTTTTCTATATGATGCAGTTCTGTCTAAGAACATTTTATCTTGCATCTCATTCGTAAATAAAGTATCACCAGACAATTTCATACTTCTTTGAATATCTCGTAAAGTATCTGGCATGAACTGATATCTACCTGTAGCAAAAGATCCAGGAGAATATCCTGCACTTCTACCTTTCACTTGTCCAGACATCATCATAGCATGAACTTCATCAATAGTCAATTCACCCTTTTCAAGTTCAGGAATTACTTGTCCCCCAAAAATTGTTCCATAACTTTTTGTCGTTCCTTCTGAAAAAGCGATTGCATCGAGAAGAGCACGCTGTTCCTTTGTCCCAACACCTGTAGATGTACTCAAATTACTGTTTAATGGTGATGGACCAAAGGCAGGACCATAATATTCACCCCCACCTGCACCAGAAACAACAGGAGTTTGTGGTGATGCTTGAGCAGAACCTCCAAGCAAAGAATTTAATATATTATCAATAAATGATTTAATCTTATCAAATATATTTTTAGATTTAGTTTTTAAATTAAAATTACCTAAACCACTTTTAGACGTAATACCTGTAAACAAACTCTTAATTTCTGAATTTGCATCCTCTGGTAAAATTGAAGTAAATGGTTGAAGAATACTATTAGCAAGATTTAATATACCTAGAGTTGCTACTTTTTGAGGAACAGTAATAGACGATCTAAGTGGTTTTGTAAGTTTTTGAACACCGGATCCAACAGGAGGAATATCTGTAATTGGTTTAAGTGGTTTCTTTACACCTCTAGTAAATTTACCTCCATCAAATGCACGACGAACTGGTATACTTAAAGGTGTCTCACCATATTTTTTACCCTTACTATCTGGTGAAGGTACATAATCAAAACCAGTTTGTGGAGTTCTTGATCCATCTCTTATAGATGGTTCATAATCAAAACCAGTTTGTGGAGTTCTTGATCCATCTCTTATAGATGGTTCATTTGATTCTTCACGTGAACGACGAACTGATATACTTAAAGGTGCCTTATCATATTTTTTACCCTTACTATCTTGTGAAGGTACATAATCAAAACCAGTTTGTGGAGTTCGTGATCCATCTCTTACAGATGGTTCATTTGATTCTTCACGTGAACGAAAAATATCTCCCCAAAAACTAGAAAATGCTTCTGCTTCACTTTCAGGAGTTCGTGATCCATCTCTTACAGATGGTTCTGCAGAATCTTCTGCTTTAGGAATAAACCAATTGAAAAATTTAGTAACTGGATCATCTTCTTCACCTTCACCTGGATCAGGAATAATACCAAGTGGATCCCATATTTGATTTCTTGGACCTTTTGTATCTTTAGTTAAGTAATCCTCAACAGCATCTAATATCAAAGGTAATGCAAGTGCTGATAATGCTGCACTAAGACCAGCAATTCCTGCTTTTTTGAATGGACCCAGCAGGAAATCTAAAAGACCTCCCAATGCACTTTCTTCCTTTTCTCCTTCCCCTACAGCAGAAGTATTTGAATCTCCTGGATCTGGTTTAATCTGCTCAAGTTCTTTTTCTCGTTTTCTTGCTGCTAATCTGGTAGTTAACTTTTTATCAATACTTTTCTTAAATTCAAATCTTGCTTTATCAATTTTATACATGTTATAGAGTGCTTCTCGCGTCTCCATAACATTAATTTTAATCTCAGATAATTGCTCACTGAGACCCATACTTTCAGAAGATAAAACCTTTCGATCAAACTTCTTTTTACCTCTAGTTTTTCTTCTCTTAGATGGAGTGGGTTGAGGAAGAGGTTCTTTTCTAATTTGATCAAGAACATCATCAATTTTATTTCCAAGTTGATCTTGAACTTCATCTTCCCAAGGATCTTCTACTTGAGATTCAGTTTTCTTAGCAGGTTCTTTTTTCTCAGGAGGTTCTTTTGGTCCCTGCATTGCTTCAGGACCAATTGGATTCTCATATTGAAACTTACCCTTCGCCTCTTGTTCTGTTTTCTTCTTAAAATCTTCAAATCTTTTCTTATCTGCTGCAATGAGTTCATCAATTGCATCCATGATCGCATCAGAAGTTTCTTCTAATGCTTCCTTTGTCTTCTGTTCTGTTTTCTCAATAAAATCATCTACATTTTTATCTTCAGGTTTATATACAGAAACTTTTTCACTTTTTTTAGTAGTAACAATTTTATTATTACTAATAATTTTATCCTTCCTTTCGGATGCCATGCTCTCTGCCATCGCATGAAGTTCAGTATTATTCCTCCCCTGAACAAGTTGACTATCAAGTTCACTCGACTCTTTATCACTCAAAGAGTTATAATACTTAGAAATAAGACCAATCTGCTCATCAGTAAGTTGATCAGCAAGTTTCTTACCAAGTTTAACTTCGTATGACTTTCTTAATATTTTAGGATCCCTTTTCCTTGCCATTTATCAACCTCCAATAAGAGCAGCATTACCCCAGGCAGGAGTATTTGATGAAGACAGTTTTTGTCCTAATCTAGTAGATAATGGAATAACCAAAGGATCCGGTGGTGGTGGCGTTGGCAGTGTAAATAAATTCATTAATGGAAGATCTGCTTGAATTTCATCCATTGGATCTTGATCTACTGCAGTATCTTTATTTAGTGCAGGTTTAGATGGAACACTAACACTTCCAGATTTTGCAGTTCGTACATCACCATGACCTGTTTTTAAAATAACATTTCCTTGAGCATCTGTCATGGTAATAAATGCACCATATCCTCCACCTTGATGGTAATTTACTTTACCACCATCAACTGTTGGAACAAGAATATCCTGACCTTCTACACTAGATCCAAATCTATTTTCTCCCATGAGAGGAGCATAATAATCAATACTATTGAAACCACCTTGATCAATAGCACGTCCCCTAGGAATATTATGTGCTTCAAATGCTCTTTGTAATAGAGCACTCTTTTCTTCCATAGAAGCACTAGGATCATATATTGTATTGGCAATCATACTATTAGAGAATTCAATCTTTCTACCCTGAGCAGCATATCCTGCTGCAAGTTGATCCATCATTGCTACCTTTTCTTCCATAGAAAGAGAAGAGTTAAACTTAGTGTCAATGTGGTAATCAGAGGATCCACCAATATATGCAGATTTACCAGTTTTTAGTCCTGTATTGAATACCCCCTCAGAACTCATATTTAAATTGCCATTAAGAGTTTTTCTTAAACTAGGTGGCAGAGTAGCTGCCGCTGCAGGTCTTCCACCAAGTAATCTACCCATAAATCCAGTAACACCTGTTACTACTTTTTTAATACCAGGTGGAATTATATTTTTAACAAATTCAATAATCTTTTTAACAGGTTCCATGATAGACATGAACCCTTTCGTTACATAATCAAAAATTGTATCTCCCAGATCACTAAATGTAGTTTGAATTAGGGCAATTCCTTTAATTGGTGACGCAATATCTCTTTGTATATTTGTAAGATCTTGCAACTCAGGGATGCCATATGTTTTTATTCCTGCTGCTTTTGCATAGTCGGTAGCAGCAGTTACAAGTGGAGATACACCATAGTTTAAATATTTTGCTGCTTGACTTGTTCCTAAGAAATAAGATAATTTACTCTCAGGAACGATATACTCCTTCTCACCCCCATCTCCAACAATAACCAGTTGTGGTTTATCTTCTGTAATACCACCCTCTTTCATTTCAGGGATGGGATTGTCATAGTATCTTGCTGTTGATGGATACTTTTCTATAATACTTTGCTTTTGTTCAAGATATTTTTTTGGATCTGCTGCCTGACGTTCAGCAAGTATACGTCTATTTCCTTTGTCATTAAGTTTCCAAGCGTTACTCTCTGGAGTTCTATCTTCCATGGTATTAATATCACCACGGGGTTCCGTCAAACTTCTGGTAAAAGGATCTGATTTAAAGGCATTCGAGATACCTGTACTAAGATCCATGATATTGGTAATTATATTAGCATTAGGATTAACTATTTCTTTGGCTGTAAAATACCCATCTAATAAAAGCAATGGAGCAAGCGCCTTGCTAGCAAGACCCCTAGCCATTCCTCCAGCACGTGCTAATCCTGGTGGTACTTTAATTTTAGAAGCAATTCCACCCAAAGGACCCGCACCGGCACCACCAGTAACTGTTGGTGATGCTCCTGGTCCAAGTCCAAATGGTCTGGTAGCACCACCAGTAGTTACTTTTGGTCCGGCAAAAGGATTTCTAATCTTAGGTAATCCAAGACCACCTAAAGGACTTTGCAATCCTCTAGGTATTTGTGGCATTGATCGTGTTACATTTGGTCCCTTCTTGAATACATCAAAAGGATTATTGAGTCCTTTTGGTATTTTATTTGCACCACCTATTGTAATACTAGGTTTAGGACCAAATCTTTTAAATGGATTACCTAATCCCTTGAATGGGTTGTTTAAACCAGGAGGAACCGCAGGTTTACCACTAGTAACTTTAGGTTTAAATGGATTAAACCTCCTAAATGGATTAGGTCTTGCACCCCCCTTACCTCTAGTTACAGGTTTATTAGATGATCTAGGTTTATTCCTGTTTCTATTCTTATTTTTATTTCTACTCTTATTTTTATTTCTACTCTTATTTCTATTTTTAGGTTGATTAGGATTAGTTTTTGGAGTCCTTCTAGGTGCTTTTCTGAAGGGAGTTCCAAATACACCCGGCAATCCTAGTCCTCCACCATCTTCTCCAGGAATGATAGGTGTAACTCCTTCACTGGCACCTGCTGCTGCTCCTCCTGCTTTGCCTTCACCACCTAATCTTAATTTATTTAATCTATTCTTCTCATACTTAAATATTTGTTCTTTTAATTTTAAGTTAAGAACTGCAGTATTTCTTAATCTTAGCGTTTCAGATACTAACTTAGATTCTCCTTCCTTTGATTCCTTTTTCTCGACAGGTATTGTTTCGTTAACACCTTCTGGAGTAGTAGTATTAGCATCATAAATTTCCATTATCATGCCATTATAATTATCTAAACCATAAGAACCACCACCAGCATTCTTCCTCTTATTATCACCATTAGAGGAAGATTTCTTTTTATTTCCAAATAGAGATTGTAGTCCCTTAGAAATAATACTAGATTTAGGTTTAGATTTGCCTTTTTTAGGCTTACCCTTAGGTTTAAATCTCATTAACTTCTACGCTGTTGTTCGATACGTTTCTTTTCCTCTTCCAAATACTGTCTTAACAAAGTAGTGTAGATATCATATTCCCAAGGAATTAAATTATCTATCTCTGTTAAACTATATTTGTGGTGTTGCATTAATGCAAAATTACTCCTATAGTAATTTTCTAAAGAATTATGAAAGAGGGCTATACGAAAAAATTGGAAAGACCTTCAACTACATATTCAAACTCAAATCCTGTTTTTGGATTTTCTAACTTAAGTTTATGACGAAGGGATGGCATAGTATCAAAGAATTTTTGAAGTTTTGCAAACTGCTTTGAACTTAATTGCTCAATAAAATGAATATATTCATGTTCAGTTGTAGTATTAGTATCCCACACTTCCTCATCATTATAAATTTTAGCAACTGAATTTGCTACAAATTTAAAGGAATCATCAATATCTTCTTGAGGATTTGCAAAAGTATCAATACCAGGATATTTCATTTCAATCCAAAGGTTATCATCCAACTTAATCTTATTAGTATGACCATATTCAAATTCAACGTTTACTTGTTCAATGTCAATAGTAACCTTAACATCGGTCTCAGGATCATCTGGACATGGTATGAGCAATTCGATAATTTCACCTACAGATTTTGCTCTAATATTCAAGAAAATATATTCAATATCAAAAGTTGCTAAATCTTGAACTTTAAATCCTTTAGTGATTATACATGAGGCAATGATAGATTCTAATGCATCAGCAATTTGCTTTTCATCTTCAGATTCTAATGCCATCAGGAGAATTTTCTCCTCTTTAACCATAAATGGTCTATATTTTACCTTCTTTTTTGAGGAAGGAATTACCAACTCATAACTTGGCAAACTCAGGGTAGGAAGTGACATAAAATAATCTCCAAAATTTAATTAATTGTCTTCTTTAAGAAGTTTAGAATATTCAAAGTAAAATGATGCTTGAAATTTGAGCAATTGATTTGGACCGTTAGAAACAGTAATATCATTGATCAAATATGGGTATACATTATAAAGGAATAGTGTAGATTTTGAACGTAGTTTTTTAGACGTGTCCCTCTCACCAAATGTAGGTTCAACTTTATCAATGACCATATTGCAGGTATAATCATTATAATAATTAGTTAGAACATAATTCCTCAAAAGTGGTCCAGTATTACTATTTTCAATAGAAACACCATTGCTTACCTGAAACGGAAAGATGAATTCTGCCCACCTATGTAGCATCTTATAAGGAAGATGCTCATGGTCCATCAAAAAGGTAATTGTAAAATCTCTAAACGTTTTAGTATGAGCATACTTTTGATTCATTCCAGGCATATGCCCTTCAAAATCACCAGTACTGATACTAAATCCAGGGATATTAACTTCATCTGCAAGATAACTTAATTTTGCAGCATCACTATTTAATGCACTAGTTTCATAAATATCTGCTTCAGGTACACCGATAAAATCACGTCCAACTGCATCTGCAAGAGCAGGACTTTCACCAAATTGGAATGATATTTGATAACGATTTGAAGACGCAAGTCCATTTGGACCTACTATATTCGTCATAACATCGGTTATCTTCATCTAAATAGAAGCGGAAGCGTATATTTATATTTAGCGACTTTTTTATGGCATATAGTGGAAAGTACAAACCATCTTATCCAAATAAGTATAAGGGGGACCCTACAAATGTTATCTACCGCTCTTTATGGGAAAGAAAATTCATGGTATGGTGTGACAGCAATCCAAATGTTTTACAATGGGGAAGTGAAGAAATTGTTATCCCTTACATCTCTCCTCTTGATAATAGGGTCCATCGCTATTTCCCAGATTTCTATGTCCGAGCAAGAACTAAAACTGGGGGGACGGAGAAATTTATTATCGAGATCAAACCGTTTAAGCAGACAGCACCTCCCCAAAAACAACAGCGTCGTACAAAGAGGTATATAAATGAAGTCGTGACATATGTTGTAAATGATGCAAAGTGGAGAGCAGCAACTAAATATTGTAAAGACAGAAAATGGCAATTTAAAATCCTAACAGAGAAAGAACTAAAAATATGAGTGTTATCGAAAAGATCAAAGAAGAAGGTGCTAAAACAAAACATAGTCAAAGACAAGTAGCATTTGAATATCTCTTTGATCATGTCAAAGATGATGTGATGGTAGGTAAGTTTTACCTATTTGAATATAACCCTAAAACAAAAGCACGTCTAAAACGTTGGGATAAGTATCCATTGGTTTTAGTAACTACAATGTATGATGATGGATTTATGGGAGCAAATTTTCATTACACCACAGAAAAGCAAAGAATGATACTTGCTAAAAAGTTTCTAAATAGTAATGTTAAAATTCCATTTAAATTGCTACATAGATATATTATCAATCGAGCAGATAACTTATTTTTTGAAGTTCCAGATGAGGACCTTATTGAATTTGCTGCATTGCCCATAGAGCAATTTTATGATAAAAATAATCGTTTTGTGAGTTCAAGCAAAGTACAAAGATCTGGTAGATAATGTCAATAAAACTTCAATACCCTAGAAGTACTCTAGAAAATACAGGCGCATATCTAACATTTAGAGCATACGATTATAGTTCTGCTCCTGGAATTGCTGGTGGTGCCCCAAATATTAGAGACCAAGTTCAAAGAGGATCTGGACCATTATCTAGTGGTACTGACTTAGATAATTTAGGAACATCACTCACAACCGCATTTGGAGCTACTGGTGGTGGTGGAGATGGTGATGCATCTGGAATTGGTTCAGTATCACTATATTTACCACAAAATTTAGAATATAGTTATGGAGCAAATTGGCAAGCAATGCAATTTGGTGCCTTAGGTGCGGCATTTAATCAAGGTCAATCTCTAGGTGGATTAACAGAACAAGCAGGGAAAATTGGAGCAGCAACTGGAGCAAATGTATTAGTAGGTTTAGCAGATGCATTAACTAAAGATATTCCAAAAAAACAAGATTTAGACCTTGATAATCTTCTTGGTGCTTCATTTGGAATTACATTTAATGATAATACTTTGCAAACTTTTGAGAAAATGGATACCAGATCCTTTGACTTTAAATATATTATGGTTGCTAGAGATGCTGACGAAGAAACAGAAATTAGACAAATTATCAAGTTTTTCAAACTTGCAATGCATCCTGATTCTACATCAAATAACAAGAATAACACAATTTTCCTAAAATATCCATATATTTTCAGAATTGTTCCCAGTCAATATAAAAACACAGTTAGTCGCAGATTAGGTAATAGAACAACTACCTTACAAAACAATACAAATTTTAGTTCATTCTTACCACAAACTAGATATTGTGGTTTAAAATCAGTAAACGTTAATTACACCCCAAATAACGTAATTTCATTAACTCCAAATAATTTTGTTACTGCAGTAAGTTTGAGTTTATCCTTCGTAGAACTTACAAACCTCACAAGAAAAGATATCATTGATATTGAAGATCCAACTGATCTTGGTTTTGGCGTCAGAGGTGGAACTGATGGAATGAGAAAACTAATAGGACAATCTCAAAGAAATACTGGATCTGGTCGCGATGGTTCATTTGGAACAGGCACAAATGGTGCTGGAAGACCATCTAATCCTCCTAATTAAAATTCATCTTTAACGAAACATGGCATACTTCGACAAAATACCCGATATACTATATCTAAAATACGATAAAAATCCATATGATGGTAATTTTATTCGTATTAAGAATATTTTTGGACGTATTAAAGTAATCGACGAAGTTTTAGAAGGAGCAACTGTATTTCAAGATTACTTTGTACAGGATCACGAAAGACCAGACACAATAGCATATGACTTCTACAAAGATCCTGGTCTTGATTGGGTCATTATGATTATCAATAATATTAGAAATATACACTCAGATTGGCCTAGAAATACTAGCACTTTAACGAATTACATAGAAAGAAAATACAGAAATCCTGGTGGCATTCATCACTATGAAACTTTAGAACAAAGATTCAATGAAAGAGTAATTTTACAAGGTGGTATTGAAGTTGGCGAGTCATTTAGATTCATCGATCCACGTGGAAATGAAAAATTAGCAGAAGAATCTAGAGGACCAGTAAATAATCTAGTATATGAAACTCGTGAAAATGATAAAAAGAAGAAAATCTATATCTTAAAGGAAGATCTAATAGAAGAGTTTGTTGATATCTTTACTAAAGAAATGAAATTTACTACTAGTACCGAGTTTGTATCAGAAACACTAAAAAGAAATATTAATTAATTCATTAACAAAGATGTTCATACTAAAAGTTTACTAAAGCTGATTGCTAGGAGGAACATAAGCATTATAACCACATCCCATGATTTTGTCAGTACAAAATATGGTACTGAAATCATATCTGCAACAAAATGTAATGCAACTCCAAGAGTTGTATTAATGTGAAGAACAACAAAATAGGCAGTAATCACTAGGATACTACCAGTTATTCTCATCGGGACAATGATGTTCATTTTTTAGATTTTAACCAACAAGGTTTGCATAACGAATTTACCCAACTGCCATCAGGTGCTTGGTGTCCAACTTGAGGTGTTTCATTCGCTGGAACCATCTTACCACACCCAGAGCATTTTGTCTCCCACATCTTCATAATGTTCTCTCAAGTCGATTCGTTGCTTGGTCTGGGAAGTCTCTAGGACGACTATCAGTAGCATTATCAGTTTTAGGAGAACCTTCGTTCGCTTTCATAGTATGCTGATAGTTTGGTCTTGGATATCTGATACAGAATGGATCAGGCATCCAGTATGTTACCTGCCATTCCTGTTCAGGACATAACTCAAGATGCTTCTCTACACTATGAGAGAAGATACCAATTTGAATGTATCCATCGTGACTGACACATCTACCATTACCAATGTCAACTAGGAATAGCATTTTACTACTCATAGCAGTTCTTGCTCTGGGTTGAGATTTTCAACAAATTGGATAGGATCCTTTTCTGACTTGTGTACCCAATGATAGCGCATCATCTCGTAAATAGGATCCCACATGGGGATACAGACATAATCAGTCATTTGCGTTTCTTTCTAGGTTTCCTCTTGGTGGTATGCTTCTTAACTAACTTGTTTAATTGTTCTGCATTCAACTTGTTAAGTTGTGCATTGACATACTTTATCAATTTCTCTTTACATTCTGTTTTAGTCACGTTGCCTCCAATCGTCTCTTTTTTCATGATTAAACCAATCTGCAATCTCATCAGCAGATCCAAATCCCGTCTTATAATTGGATGGATCGGGATCTCCTAAACCCATCCTATTCATAAAATCATCCAAACTACCTTCTTCAATCTGTTGTGTTATTTGGCGTCTAGCCATCTTTAACATCTCATTAGCAGTTGTATTTGCCTTAGCAAGTTTATTTGCCCAAATCATATCAGACAACTTTACTTCTTCACCATTAGCAATACATTTACAGATAAACTCCAGTCGTAGACGGTATTGTGTAGACAGCATAAATCTAAATCACATCTTGATTATTTATCATCGACCCTTTTGACCAATTTTTTGCCGGGTTTTTTTCCCGACTTTTTTTGAAACTAAAAGGTCGATTTCGTTTTGACAAAAAAAAGGGGGATCTTTTTTTAGACCCCCCTTTATATTACATCTCTTCGTTAGCAAGTTGGTCGAAGTAATCATAGTTTTTATTCGACTCATCAGTTCTAAGGAAAGGAGAACTTGACGTGATATCAGGATCATTAAATCCAGAGTTCAATGTACTCAATTCTTCTTTCATTGCAGCAGGAACAGCACTTGGCATGTATGCTACCTCTTCATCAATAACCTCTTTAGAAATTGGTCGGTTGCTATTTAGCACAGCGTTAAGACGTGCTCCAAGTTCAGCATACGTTTTAAAGTGCTTGCCATTAGGGTCAGTAAACTCACTCAAATCATGCATCTGATTGAAGATCTCCCTCAATTTTTCTGTAGGGAAATCACCCAGTTTTCCCTGTGGAGCAAACACAGAAGAATCATAATTCCAGAAACCTGCAACCTTCTTAATGCGAAGATGGAAATCAGCACCATTCCAAAGATCAAAAGGATCAATTGATTCTACACCTTTAAAATCAGGTTGTACTAGTGCAAGAATTTTATCGTGAATTTTCTTACCATACTTATAAAGGAATACTTTACCTTCGTTATCAGGATTAGCACGATCCTCAATAACATAGATGTTTGAATAGTAAGACAGTTTACGTTTCTGCTTACGTGCAACTTCTTTATCAGATTCAAGACCACTATTCCAAAGAGAACGATTCAGTTCTGCAATAGGATCGGTCTGTCCAAGAGTAGTAAGAGAGTTCTCAATATACCATCCACCAGGACCTTTAAATGCATGACTCCAGACCTTTGCCCAAGGCATTGCATCTTCATCTGAGATAGGAAGGAATCGAATAACTGCACTACCAACATCATCTTTACCCATCTGAGGTTTCCAAAGACGATCATCGATATAACCTGATTTACCTTCTTTGCTTAACTCTGCATTCAATTTGTCAAGCAGTGAAGTTTTACTCTTCAGTGATTCAAAAGACATTTAAATATTCTCCGTATTGTTTGGATTGTTTGGTTTGTGTCATATTGACTGTATTATCATACCATATGAAGTGGGTCTTGTCAACCCTCTTCGCTTTCAAAGGCATCTCTCAAGGAATCGACTGCTTTTTGGCAAGATCGAAAATCTCAGGACCAACATTTTGTGAGGGAATTCCCATTTGCTTCGCAGCAACTCTAAAGTTTTCCTTCACCTGTTGACTATCATCATCATTTGAGAGCATGACCCTAGTATATAGAATCTTTTGTTTCTCAACAAGAGCATCCATATCGTCAAGCATTTGTTTCTTTTCTTCTCTTTCCATGTCTTCAAATTTGTACATACGAGAAACTAAAGTTTTATACAATTCATGCATTCTCTCTGCTTCTCTACGCACAATCTCAGATGAGAATAAATTTGAATCATTCATAAATGTTCTACCACTAATGCCTTTGCTTTTGATGTGTCGAAGTTAACAAATGGATCATACTTTTTTAAGATTTTTGACATTCGTTTCCAAATGACATCATCCCCAATAATTTTATCGTATTGATTAGAAAACCTCGTCAATCTATTTAACAATACAAATGTTTCTAACATAATATGACCACCTAGAACCATTCTAAGTGCTTTTGAATGTGTTCCTTTCGTACACTGCAAGGCATTGTTAAGTGTTTCACATTCATTCACAAGATTTTCTAGATCAGATTTGAACAAGTATGTAATACTTTGTTGGCGTCTTCTCCACTCGTTCAAATTCTCAACATCCATATTTTTAATATAGAAATTTGAATTGACAATAAAATTAGAAACAAAAAATTCAACGACATCTTTTTCTTTATATTGAGAACCTAGGCGCTCAAAGAAATATATATCGTTACGTTTGTTAAATGTTTCTGGGGTAACTCTATTTAAGTTGTTACCATAACGAAAATAATCGTACCTATCCGTTGTAAAATGAGTTTTAATTGCAACGTAAGTACGATAAACTTCAAAAGCAGACATAATTAAATAGGAAGTACACCTCTAGTGGTTTTCTTAATGTAGTTGAGGCGTGTTGCCTCTGCTTTAATCTTTTCCTTCAATGAGGGTGCGATTAACTTTACAACTGTCTCAACTTCAAGGTCTTTTGCATCGCAGAAATCTACGATAGCATCAATGTAGTTAATACTTTTGTTACTGTCTTTCACAATGTTCTCAATTGCCATTGAAAACTTGTTCTTATCCATAAAGTTATCATCAATTAATTGATCAATGTTTTTGTCAGATTTGGTGGGCATCTTTGTACTCTGCAATGTAATCTTTTAGCAGAGGCACGTAATCTTCAGGATTCTTTATGAATACTTGAATGTCACCTGTCTGGCAAGTAATTAGTGTAACAATTTGTTCCACTTTAATTCCAGATCGTTCTTCATACATCTTAGCATACCCTGTCTCTTGAACAAAGTAACTCTCAATCCAAGATTCTTTCTTCTCTTTACCGGAAGTTTTGAAATCTATGATCGAGAGTTTGCCGTCAAACTCAGCAATGCAGTCAACTCTTCCAGCAATCCCAAACTTGTGACTGTATAAAGGTGCCTCTTGAAAGTGGATATTATTAATACGATTGAACATGGACTTACCCTGTTTGAAAAGTATTAATGCAAGATACTTATCTTTGTACCTTTTTAAATCAAGATTATTGTTTAGATAATCTTCCACCATACTATGTAGTGAGGTTCCAACAGTTGCTGCTCTAGTGGATATTTTAGTTGCCTCTTCATTACCTACTCTTTTCCTCCATTCTACAATGGATTGACGTTTGCGATAAGAACAAATGGTAGAGATAGATGGGTAATCCTTCTCACCAACAGCATAAACTCTTTTTCCACTAGATGCAGTAGTCGCCTTGATGTCCTCAAGAAGGACACCCATATCAACATGAGTAAACATTAACCAAATCCTAAATGCATTTTACTAAGAATGTAAGAACGGATAAGACCACTTCTTACAATGTCATCAGTGCCAAATTCAACACTAGTAAACTCTTCCATAACCTCAAGAATTTTCATAAAGTCAAGAATACCATTACGTTCATTCGTTTTAACAAGATCAGTTTGCATAACATCACCGGCAAAAATGATCTTACAGTCAGTACCAACACGTGTAATGATAGAATCTAACTCATGGAAGTTAAGATTTTGACACTCATCAACAATAACAATAGCATTGTTAAGTGTCGTGCCACGGAGAAAAGATGTGCTCCAGAAAGATATAGTTTCTTGTGCCTTTAGATTATCATACAGCATGTTGTATGCCGGATCATCAGGCATCTTAAACATATGTTCAACCATATTCTTATAGGGTATCTGATACAAGTTTGACTTGTCTTCATGATCTCCTGGAAGAAATCCAATCTCTCTCGTAGGGACAAGAGAACGAACCATGTAAAGTTTTTCATATGGAGATGTTCCTGAAAGAATCTCCTTCAATGCCATATACATTGCAATGAACGTTTTACCTGTACCTGCACAACCATAGAGAAAAAGGTTTTTACCGTTATCGTAAGCATCAAATGCAAGTGTTTGATTTTCAGTTAATGGAGTGATCTCATTTAAGTGATCACCATTAATTGGTTTCCTACGTCTCATTTGTTTTGGAGTGCTATTAACAAAGTCGAACTGAATGTCCTTCCTTTTTCTTGACATAAGGGTTAATGGGTATCAATGTTTGATCTAATGTTTGCTTTTTTGATAGATTTCAGAACATCTCTGAAACCGTCAGGAACTTTGTTCCTGACGCCAGCATCAGCAACAAGACCAGGAAATGAATCATGGTACTGTTCGAGATGTTGGTTATCATCTTTGTATTTATCGAGAACAGTGAAACTCATACGAACTTCAGTGATCTCTCCAGTGTCTTTATTCCTGAACTGGTACGTCGGCATCGCCTTCCCCCTCTTTTGTTTTATTAAATCCAAAAGGACCTGCTGATTTTTCTTCTAGTGCTACCTTTAATGCAACACCACCGACTGCCTCCATACATTTAAGAATGTCTTCGGTCTTAGCACCTTCACCAAGTTCTTTGGCAACGTACCAATACTTTGGCCAGAATGTTTCTCCTGCCCTTTGGTAATCATCAAGTGTTAGTAGTTTCATGTTTTGTCCATCCTAATGCTTCTGCGACTATTGGAAATTGACCTGCAAATAAACACTTACATTCATTTGCAATGTCCATGTGTTCTTTCTGTGTTCCATTAGCGGAACGCAGATCGATGTAATGAATCCATGACCGAACTGATCCCGTCATGTAAATTTTGGTGGGAACTGCCAAAGGAAGTACAAAACGAGCACATTCTTTTGCAATACCTTGAGCAAGCATCTCACGATAAAGATCCATACCTTCAGCAAAATAGTTTTGCATTGCCATTTCAAATCTTTGCCTAGTAAAGGCATCGATATCATCGATACTATTCTGCCTGTTCTTTGTATCCTGACGACGAAGTTCTGGTAGAGGAATGACATCCGTCAACATAGAACTGTCAGCATACCGTTGTGAGAATTCTTGATAAGTGAAACTTCGATGACGTAATATCTGTGCCGCCAGTCCCCTGGTGGTCTGGATCTCAAGCGTCATGTATGCCTGCTCAAAGACGCTCCAGTGGTTGTGTTTGATGCAATAGGATAAAAGACCAGCAACCTTTGGATTGTCTTGATTGTTAGGGTTGCTCACCCTTGCCACATACCCCATGTGTGCTTCAGCATCTGGGGTAACACTAATAACTTTAACCTGCATAATATGCTAAAAAATACTTTACAATACCAGACGAACTGACGTGTCCTTGAGAGACCCAATCATGACAGCAATTTTGAATACTCTCCATGCTGTGTATCGGTTCTCCATTTTCCTTGGTCAAACCACCATACTTATTAAGAAGAATGGTGTAGACCTGTTGGCGTAGTTCCATACGCTCTTCGTTGTAGCGCCAATCAGTGCTCATTTTTTTTCTTTTTTAGGTTTGTTACCCCAAAGTTTCGGATTAACCATACCATACATAGTTTCCATTGTCAAGATTTTACCCCCTAATGGTTTGAGAATATCATGATAAGCATCAAACACTTTAACGTTCTTAGGACCACCTGCATGATCATAATGAACTTCGCCATCGATCTCATACACTACTAACACAGCATTATATGGCCAATCTTTTTTGTTAATAGTTTTAGGATCGCAATCATGAGAAAAAACTACTACATCATACTTAGATCTTAGTAGTTTTTTATCAGCGTCTGTTAGATTGAAATTCATCGATGAGTTCTCGGATTCGGTCTTCACAGAATCCTGGATTTGATAGGGTGACTCTGTGGAAAGTTTCTCGGTCATTCTGTTCCTCCTGTATGCACTTTTTAATCATGTAAATCACTCGTTGTTCATTGACAATGTTGACCACTCATACACTCCATACAATTTCAGGAAATGCTTCCTTCACTACTGCATGAGTAACTCTGAATTTTGTTTGAAGGAGTTTATCTTTTGCAAGACAAACAATCTCTGCCTCAGATTCATGCAGACCTTCTAAAAGTTGAATGAATAGTTGCTCTCTCTTAGTACGAGAAAGATGATTTGCACCTTTAATAAATCTCCAAAGATTACGATACTCTCTTTCTAATACAGTATGCTCTGTACCGATGGGAGCATCATTTTTATTGAAGGGTACATCTCCTTCAGGTAGATCTGATTGTATAGCAGAATCAAAATTCCATTTCAGAACTGATCGAAGTGCTTGAGTACTATTAGATTGAAGAATTTTAATCTTTTCAGTTTTTGTTTTGGCATTAGATGCCTTTTTGATAACTTCAGAAATCAAAAGTTTCATAAGAAATACAAATAAGTCGTGTGTTTTAGTATTTAGTCCTCAGGAAATGGATCAGTATCAAAGGCATCTCTCTGATCAAATTCTACACTGATAAGTTTAGAAACTTGAAAAGGAATAGGGTTACCTTCTTCATCCATCATCTCTGGGTGTGGAGTGTATGCAACCTGCTCTTCTGCTTGTTCTCCGATAAGAATATCAACAAAACTAACAAAATATGAGTGAGCAAACCATCCAAATAAAAATCCAAGTAGTGTTCCACCTAGTGTGATTAGTGTAGAAAATACTAGAATAATTGAGGTTGTCATCTGTCTATCTCCGTGCTTAGGTTCAACCGATTGTTCTAATGATCCGGATCGCTTCCTCCTAAGACGCATAAACTCGTCACCTTTATTTATGGGCAACTGAAGTTCGTTTTCGTCTGTTTTTAGTTCCAGGTTTTCTTCCTGGTCTTCGTTCTTGTTCATACTTCCATGCATCTGTAAGAATTTTGTACAAATAATCTTTAACTCTACGTGCTTTTGATATACTTAGATGACCGTATGCTTGTTTAGAAATTTCATCTCCACCTTTAATGTAGAGTTCTAAATCAAACACGATACTAGATATGTTTGCCGCAGTAGAACTTTCAATAAAATCTCTAATCTCTACACGTTTAAACTCACATAGTTTTACGTAGACATAAAGATTAAATAAAAACTTTTCATTAAAAGCATCATCAATTGATTTCTCTACAAGGTAATAGAGTTCATCAGTTTCTTTGAATGACATTAGATTAAATTATTTTCTTGAAAATAATGAAGGGTATCTTTAAACCCACCGATGTGTTTAGTATTGATGGAGATCTGTGGGAAAGTAGCACCTTCACCAAACTCAGCATAGAACTGTGGTTTAGTAAAGTCCCTCTCATACTTATACTCTTTGTATTGCACGTCTAGGTTATCGAAGAGCATCTTTGCCCTATCACACCATTGACATTCATTCTTTGAATAAAGAATTACTTCCATAACCTCCTTAGGAATTACTGTAGGAATCATAGCATAAAAAAGGAGGGTCGTCAACCCTCATGTGCCTATAAATCTAATTGATAGCAACTAGACCGTGCTAAGTTTGGATTTTTCTTCAATGTCCTATGCACATGACCATGGACATCAGATTCTAAAGTGAAGTGTGCTTTAGTATGTACGAACTGAACCACAAGTAACAATCCAACAATACATAAGTTGAATCCAGTTATTGGGTGAGTCAGTATGGGTAAGATCTTTTTCACAATCATAAAAAAAGGGAACCGAAGTTCCCTATATCAAATGAAAGATCAGAAGGAGTACTTCAGACCCAACTTGGTTCCATAACCACGGTCGATGTCAGAATCACCTGAACCAACGAAGGACACTTCACCATATGCACCCAGAGCATCGGTCAATGAAAGACCGAGACCTGCCTTACCAGAAGGAACGGTGTCGCTCTCAGCACCATCAGGACTGACAACAGTAGCACCACCCTGGACATAGTATGAAGCACTCTCACCGAGTTCGCCTTCAAAACCAACGTGAAGGTCGGTGGCGGTTCCGTTGTAGTTGGATCCCGTGAAACCGGAGTTGGCTTCTACGTTAACGTAGGGACCAGCGAAAGCGGCACCAGCAGAGAAAGCAGTTGCAGACAGTGCTGCGAATACAGATTTAATCATTTTGTTTAATTACCTTTAGTTACTTGCGGAATGGTTACCCGCAGATGAATAGAGACATCGACATGTCTCGTTGTTAATTATACAATTGACACACGTAAAAATACTTATTTAAATGTGACAGTTGTAGTATATGTATACAAATAGAATACATATACATGTCAGGAGATAAACACCTGACAACGGAGAGTGAGAGAATCGAACTCTCAAGGGCTTTAACACCTCGACGCTTTTCAAGAGCGGTTCCGTCACCTATCGGATTGACTCTCCAAGAAAACTTTTTCGTTTTCATATGGTTTTGTTTGACCAGACCAGAGTTTGTATCCTTCTACAACCTCTGGTAATAACCATCTATGAACGGGAGCACATTGCTCCCAGTTGACTGGTTGAATGCAATTCATTACGACTACATTCCAGAACGCTACAAGGTGGATTAATACGCTTTGCATTGCTCATGTGGGTATGATACTACATTCAAATCCATTTGTCAACCCCCCTTAAGGTATCCATTTCTTTGTAACCACTCGCGTGTCTTTGGTGTGGGTGTATAGATCTCCCACATGGCACCACCTTCACATGCTTCGAGTGCTTCCATGGTCATGTTCTCAGTTTTACCTGCCCAGGTTGCTTCTTTCTCCCATGGCCACGCTGACTCAGGATAGGTACGTTCTACCATTTCACGCCACAGCATTGGAACATTGCCTTCAGGCATGATAAGAGCAATCATAGTATTATCAATGGTTCCTGCCATACAATCTTGTGCAGCGTGCCATCCTTCATGACGCATGACTGACATAAGAGTAGCAGGATCAAACATATATGAGTCATTCAAATAGAAAGTATTAGTTACCGTATGATAGACACCACGGTGACCTGGTGGGAAATACTTTTCATCAGCAAGATATACTTGCACGTCAATCATAGTAAGTGCATTCAACATACGTTGAAACTCTTCTGCAACTGGTGCATAATTTGATAGTGGATACTCTTGTGCAAGATAATCAATACCCCAAATAGGATCTACATTGTCAATACATTCTCCAAGGAGAAGACATCCAAGAGAATCCATACTCTTGTATCCTTGCGTAATCTTATCGTCGTTAGCGAAGACGGGAGATGCCGCCATCATTAACGCAATTAAAACTGACAGTTTCTTCATGCTGTAATACTCCATCAATAAATGTAATAAGTTTCCTCGGTAGAGGAGAATAGTGTGTATCCCATTTAGTAGGATATACTTCTATGGTTTTTGTAAGTAAGATCGGACTTACTTTTCCATGATTACCGTTGGGAGTAACGTTCCAACCCACTGCTGCATTTATATCAAAGTCAGCAGTTCCTGAATAATCAATTTGAAATAGATGACCCTTAGGATCAATCCAATAGAGAGACATTATACACTCAAGATCTTTAGTTTGCAAGTTCTTATTCCAAAAACCTGGTCCTAAATCACATGAAGTATTAATGGTGTCAAACATTCCCATACTATAAATCCAAAATCTCTACCCTATCTAGTTGGTTAGTTTGTGCCCATTCAAACCAAGTTTTTCTCATGGTCGCATAGTCATCAAACTTCATTGCTTTTTTGTTCTTAAAGATGATCTTGTATGAATGACGATCATAGAGAGCGTCAGATGTACACGTAAAATAAGACATAATTTAGAGAAAAAAAGAGAGGGGATGAACCCTCTCCGGTCACTTCCTTCACACGGAAGTTATAGTATACACTAAGTAAAAGGTTTTGTCAACCCATCACTTGGTGTATGTGCGACCACGATAGCAGAAAGATCCGTGAGTTTCCTCACCCGTCTGCTTGCACTTATACTCAACACCACGATATGAGGTGTGAAGAACTTGTGCGTCGTGAAGGGCAGATGCCTTCTGAATCTGGCGCTTGATGATAGTAAGCGTATTCATTGTGTTACTCCTAAAGTAATGAGGGTGGTTTAATCCCCGTTCCTTCAGTCGTGTGCGTCCCAGAAGCACTCAGGGACAGATTCCTTTACGGTCTCTATCAACTCTACCTTAAAAGCATTTGAGATATTCTCGTTTGCTTTCATCTTCAGCATGATTGAATCAGCTTGTTGGCAGGTGAGTGTTGAATAAAATAATAACTCTAGCATGGGATGAACGGCTCCGTTCCGCGACTTACTTGCGTCCTGTGGCGTCTTTCTATGCTATGTGCATAGCGAATACCACCCGGATGAACGATGGGTCTACAATAGACCCTCTTTTCTATTTAGTCAAGTCCCCTTGTGACAATTTACAAACTATCACTCAGTTAGTGATTCAAGGACTGCATTTGTAACTCTTCTGTTCCAATAAGTAGTTCTCCTAACTACAAATGAACCTCTTGTTTGAGATTCAGATCCAGTGTCTGCAGCAGATACTGACATTCCAATATGACTCCCAGTAAGACTATATGGACCTGATCTGGTTGCATCAGTGGCAATCATACTTCCATTAACTGCATAAGATGTTTCTCCATCAACATCACTCTGAGAAATTGCACCTCTAAACTCAGAAATCTGACCATTAGATACTGAAAAAGATCCCCCATCTGGAGAATGATTGGTGCTTCCCTTATTTACAATATTAGATGTTGTACTACTATAAAAACCCCATCCATTAGTATTAGATCCAAAATATGCTCCAGTTGCACCGGTCGGGATAAATCCGTTAAATTCACTATAGATGGTACTTTCACTTGAGTTATACCAACTAGTAAAATTAGTACCATCAATTTCAGTAAGATCAGGAGACCTAGTTACTTGTGATCCACTTGTAGGTATATAAGATGTTGGGAACTCAAATGAATTTGTTTCAAGTACTGGTTCAACTTGCAGTCCCCAGAGAGTTTGATTTGAAAGAGTTCCAGACGTATATATTACAATCTGTGGAGTTATGTTTGGATTATCTTGGGTTGCTTCATATGCTCTCCAATGCCTATACCAACCATTTTGATACTGTATATGTTGAGTAGATCCCAATGCAGTATACTTTCCACTGGCAAGTCCTCCTTGAGATATATCAGTTTCTGATTTATTACTAAAAACACTGATCACATAACTATCTCCAGTAGATAATGTAGTGTTAACATTTACGTAAACAAAATCATTTACTGTTCCCCCAGTATTGTCATAGTTTTTTGCATCAGTACTTCCATCAGGAGCAGTAATTCCAGTAGTTTCCGTCGTTCTATTAAAATCACCCCAACCAGAAGGAATACTAGTAGATACAAGATTAGTTCTACCCTCTTCAATTAATAATCCTCGACATTCACCAGTCAAAGGATCATGATCAAATCGTGGTGCTCCACTTTTTGTTCCACTTGTTGGGAGGTAATCATTGGCGGTTATGTCTTTTTCAATTTGTGCTCCCCAGGCATAAGCAGTAGTAACAGTGTTCCATCCTATACCCACTCTTTGATCTGTGGATCCCACTCCATATGTTTTAGTGACTTCAAATCTTTCCCAATTAGTAGTGACAGAGAAAGTTCCAGATTGTACTCCAGAAACATCGTCGTAAAAAATATAACCAAAATTACGAGGAGAATCTGCTTTTAACCATATAGAGAAGGTGTATGCTGTACCGCCTTCTGCTGCGAAGTTACCGTGGTAGGTAAGCACACTAGCGTAGGCAGCATTTATTGTGACAGTATCTGCTGTTACTGTTTCGTTAGGTGCTTTTACCGAATTAGATAATACGGTATTTCCAAAATCATTCCACTGATCAAACTGCTCACTATACGGCAACAAATTAACCGGACTGGTCTTAATCAACCCATCACTACCAACATACGTTGCAGTAGTGCTTCTAGCAAAATCAATCAAACTATTTCCACTTACTTCATCAACTAAACTTTTATTATCAGCAAAATTAAAATCTACTGTTGGTCTTCCCAAATCGGTAGCACCTTTTGATTTTGCCCAAATTCTATACTTTAAAAGTGCTGGTGCAATTTTACTTGCATCATCCTGTGTAAGATATTCTGTAGTGACTCCTGCATAAACTCCCATTACTGATACCTACCTTTAAGTGCATTATAGTTTTGTTGGATTTCTGATGCTGTGAGTGCTTTGTTGTATATGGATACTTGTGGTATAAACCCATCGTGAATTTCAACAGCATTTGTCCAATGTCTCCCAACATAATATGAGGAGGAAGATGACATATTCCAATATAAACTACCACTATTAGTTAATAATGATCCATTTTTATAAGCATATACATTTACAGCACTTCCACTAGAAACTCCACTAAATGTTATTACACTGTAAATCCACTTATTAAGATGGTCCGATCCTAAATCAATGGATATTGACGTTGCATTAACACCTGCTTGGTTAGTTCCTAAAAAATTGGTAGAATTAATAAAAGTAAGTATAGAGCAAGAAGTTGTATTTACATTATTTGAAAATAATCCAGACCATTGAGTTACAGTTTCTCTATAAAACCAACAACAAATACTATGTGGTCCAGTAAAAGTAGATGATGAAATAGTTCCTTGAACGTAATCATTAGTCCCATCAAAAACTATAGACCCACCATTCGCACTACTATAAGTCGGTCCATTTGTGAGAGTTCCATCATTACTCCCAATCAAATCAGTCCAAGTTGTTCCACTACCAGGATAACTTTTAGTGCTTCCTGCATCAAGGCATAACACTAACCCATCAGTTATTATGCGTGGTGAATGTGCTAATGCCATTATGCATACCTCCCCTTAAGTGCATTATAGTTTTGTAATACTTCTGCTGCTGTGAGTGCTTTGTTATATACTCTAACAGAATAAACATCAACTTGAGATGTGTTCCACCCTCCTTGTAGATTTCTACCAATTTGCATTCCATTTGCATTTTGTGCCACATCAAAAGAAGCAGTATATGTTGTTATCAATGAACCATTCCTATAAACACTGATATTTCTTCCATTAAACACAAAAGTTCCATTAGATATTACGGAACTATCATATGACCAATTATTTTCATATGAAGAAGAAGAAGCATTATAAGTCATCCTCATAGAACTTTGACCCATAAATCCAACGGAAAATCCTGTAGATCTATATGCAGAAGAACCTATCAAACCTCTAAAAGTGCTTGAAGAATTATACTTAAATACCAAATCAAAAGTTGTCGGTGTCGTTGATGGTGATGGAAGAACTAGTCCCGTTGAAACATAATCATTAGTTCCATCAAATACTAAACTTCCGCCATTGGTACTATTATAAGTAGGACCATTAGTTAAAGTTCCAGTATTACCCTGACCACTCAAGTCAGACCAAGAGGTTCCACTTCCAGGATAACTTTTAGTGTTTCCTGCATCAAGGCATAACACTAACCCATCAGTTATTATTTTGGGATTATAACCAACTGCCATTAGTATTCCTCAGAAGAAACCCAATCATCAGTGACAAGGATTGTAAGAATTTCTTCATAAGTATATGGTCCTTCTGTCCCTTCAATACTATCTACAAATGATGGTTCACTACTATCCCACTTTATGAAAGTCTTTGTTTCATCCACAGACTTTCTAACTGTATCAGCAGATGTCTCACAAACCTGAGAGAAATCTACTTTCGATAATTCCGAAGTAGGTATGATTAAATAAGTTCTTTCCATTATTCTAACTCTTCAAATGCTTCCTTTAGTATGTAGTAAACTACAAATAATGCCATAGAAACTACAAGCAATATACATATATTTACGGACCACACAGGGTCAGTAACATTATCAAGTGGACGTAATAATAAATTCATTACTCTGGTTTAGATTTTGAACTTGGTACTAATTGATATGCCATCTTATCTCGCAACTTATTCACACGTTCTTCATTGTACTGCTTAAAGTTTCCTCTCTTCTCGACTTTCTTATAGTAATGCAATGCATTGAGGATGATCGTATAGTCATCCATGTCTAATTCAAATTTCATAATTGATTAAATCGATAGTCCAGCATGATTCTATATAAAGAATCTCTCATATACCATAAATGTTCTTGTTCTTCATATGGTCGAGCAGGAGCACCTGGCCAATATTTAATAGTTTCTTGTACAGAATGATGTAATAAACGTATATCTTCTATAGTTAGATTTACAGTGTAGTCAGGTTCGTTATCGTTCATGGATTTCTTGGATCAATTCCTAAACCTTTTAAGTATTCAATCCACCAATCTGCATCTTTTATATATTTCCAATTTGGAACAGGAAGATTATGAAGTGAATAATACTCGTTAATCGCTTCATCTATAATCTGTGCGGTCTCCATATTCTTCTTCCTCTTCATCAACATCTGCATATGCATTGTCCACATATGGTCCTCGTTTTCTTGAAGATTCTTGTCCAACATAATTGTTTTCAGAATTAACAGCAGACACCCACGCAGAAAGTTTTAATACTATAACAACAATAACCAGTGGTGTAAAACAACCTATTAAAATTACTGGATTCATTTATTCTTTCCCACAAAAGATTCCCAGTGTTCCTAATTGTATTTATATATTACTAACATATCTAAGATATAATTGATAGCAAAAAAAGAAATACTCCAATAAGACAATAGAAAAAAATTGCCATTAATTCAGATTGAATATGCATACGAAACTCCCCAATAAATAAGTAACCCAATAAAAAATAATAAACTTATTGATGAAAAAATAAGATGGTTCATTCAAATAATCTCTCGTGTTTTCCATAGTTCTAAAAAGTAACGATCAACATCATACAAATCACCTGTAGGTGGTTGGTCATCAATTTCAGACCATTCTTTACAGAGCGATCTCATCTCATATGTAATTTTATTTGGAGAAAACATTCTACCAAATGAAGACATGGCAAACGCATGTCTCATCTTAATGCGCTGTTCCATTTCCGTCATATTTGTCACTTTCGTAATAGATATTTTCA